TAGACGTAAAAGCTATAACCCTGCTTTTGGCAGTAATCCTTAATGCTTTTTTCTGAATAAATAGCGAATTCAGAAATTTCTTTAGTATACAAGCTGATAATAGCAATCTTCTTGAATGGATTAAAGCAATTGAATCTATCTTCAGGTTCTTGAGTTGCGGGTATTTGAGAGCTTGTGTATTTAACCCAATCAAAAAGCTTTCTGTGTTTTCCGAATCTATCATTGTTGAAAAAACTAAGCCATTGTTTTTTTAGGTCTATGAATTCTTGTTGTTTTTTATTCATTTAATATAATTTAAAATCTTCACTGTTTAAAATTTTTGCTCCTGCGTTTTTAATCTTGCTTGTTAATAATAACTCGTTAATTATGCACTCAGTTTTTTTCTTGAATAGTTTAACATTTGATTCTATCTTAAATTTACTATGCCAGCCTTTTGTTAGCCAGTTTATTATGTGATTCTTTAAATCGCTTGAAATCCTTGGCGAATTTAGAAATGAATTTAATTCGTTTTCATCCTGAATTAATGAGTCAATTTTTATTTCCGAAGAGTTATCTAAATTTATTTTTTGCAGTATTTTATTTGGTATAATAATCGCGTTGCTACAAATCCAGTTGTTAAATTTTATGTTATCTAGTGAAAAGTTTTTTTTTGATAAATTTAATCCATCAATCTTTCCGAAAACTATATCGTGTTTTTTTAATACATTTAATAAATCTTGATTTAAATGTTTGTCTATAATTTTTGTATTATAATTTAAGAAAGAATCATTTGTTATTAAAGTTAAATCATAATGCTTGCCTTTTGATTCGTTGAATCCTTTTTGCCAGCCCGAAAATTCCCAGTTTAAGTTGTTACCTGGAATTATTGATATTTTTTTTCCTTGAAGTTTATTTAAGTCTTCTCGTTTATTATCTATCACTATGCAATCAAAATCTATACCTTTATTGTATAAGGCGTCGGATAAAATTTTAAAAGAATGAGGATATTTGTTGGAATCGAATTGAGTATATAAAACTAAAAGATTTGCTTTATTTTTAGGGTTAATTTTAAATCTAGAGCAATATCTATCATGCACTCCACATAATACGAAGATATCTGCACCCTCTTTTTCTAAGCTGCAACAATAAGCCTTGTCTTCTGGGGCATTTATTTCTTTTTTTTCTTTTATTATTATTTCTTTATCTATTATTTCAAAGCTTATCTCGTTAAACTTGTATTCGTATGTATCTCTTCTTTCGTGGCAAAGCATCTTAAATTTATTAGAATTAATATTTACAGGATTGCATGAGTTTCTGAGTTCTATAGGTTGTGTTAAGTTGGAGTTATTAAACGAAATATTTTCTAGTTTATCTGCTGTTGTATAAACGAGTGGGAACATGGAGCTTATTGCGTAAAATAAGTTTTCGTGCTTAAAGCACATCCAGTTTTTACTTGGATTGATTTGGTTTATTGGGTCAAACTTTTTAATATTAGTTATTTCTAGTTTGGATAAGTTTACTGAACAGTAACCTGCTGAAAAATCAATAGACAATTTTTTGCATTCTTCGTTATGGCAGACAACTTGGTTTATTATTGTGCACGTAGCTAAAGCAATGATATCGCCGTTTTCTATTGTTTCTGTACCATGTATAAATCTTATATCTTCAGGAAATTTACAATCTGGATTTACGTCTTTTTTTATATAGCTGTCGAATTTTTCCCCTTTTATATTGAATTTTAATTTAACATATTCTCCGGAATTTTCTTTTAGCCAATAGGTAGATTGACCATTAAAGGAGCCTCTGGGCGGAGGTGAGTTTTTGTAGTCTTCTCCTCGCGCGATAGTATATTTTTTGCCATTAAAATTTATTGAGCTTGGATTAAAAATGTGAGTTGTTTTATTCATTTGAATTTCATTTTGTTTTTATCTATGGGGTTTTTTACCCCCCAATGCTCAACACCGCTTTCGTCGTACATAGCTTCCTTTCCGAGACCGTTGGCTGTATTAAAGTTTTCTTTATTGTATTGAAAAATAAAAGTTTTTTCAGGAGGGGTTTCTACGAAAGTTTGAACATACTTTGATTGATTTATTTTTTGAATTATTTTATCAAGAACTTTTTGACTCGGGCGCCTTTCGAGTGAATGGCCGTATATAATTTTGGTTAAACCATGAAAGTAGGTAATTGGTGCCAATGTTAGTATGTCCTGCCATCCTGACCTTCTTCTTCTGAGCATTAGGTCTAGCGCTGACTTATGTAGTGGATTATTTGGGGCGCTTATCATAATATCTTGCGAAAAATCTATAATTTTCCCATGATTAGAATGTAGTGGTAGAACGCATTTTGAATTTATATCTATAATTGAATTTAAGTTTTTATTTGCATGCCTGTCTATATCTGTATATAGGCCACCTTCGTTAATTATTTTTAATAAACGCCATGTGTCAACTTTTGATACAATTGGGGCATCTTTTATTAAATTATAATCTATAGTTGATAAATTTTCTCTTAAATATAGTTCGACTTCATTATCATCTGAAATTTCAAGTTTCCATTCTGGGTTTATTTTTACTAGATTCTGTATTCCATTTACTGCTAATTGATTTGAGCTTTCTAATACAGACTTATCTTTCCATGAAATATGGATTTTCTTAGGTATTGAAGATAAAGGCTCAAGGAGGTCGTCTAAATTTTCTTTCTGCGAACTTATTCTCATCACGGAAGAGTTTTTAAAGAAATTAGATTTTTGATCCGACAACTCTATGGGGTCTGAAAAAACTTCTTTACTGTATCTTTCATTATTCAATTCAAAATTGGTTGCAGCCTCTCTCCCTCCAAGCTTTAAGTCCTGCAAGAAGAGGGGTTTTTTAAGCGCGTATACATTATAGTTTACTTGCATTTCAGCGGCAAATACATCCCAGATCTTTTCTTGATAAAAGCCGTCGATCATAGCTTTTTGATAGGCTGAAGCGCCAAGCGGAGAGCAAATCATGATTGCGTGACCACTGAGCATGTTGAAAATTTGATATACGTTTTCATCAATTTGTTGGGCGGAAATATTATCAATAGCTTTACCATCATTCATGGCTAGTTGAGATAGGCCTAGATAAAATAAATCTGCATCATTAGGAATATCAATTTCCTTTGGCATTTCTCGATAAAAAGATACGTCATCCTCTAGTATTACGAATGGCTGAAATGGCCTTGAGTTATCTTGCTCTCTTAAGCCTGCTTCAATCATTCTTGCGTGACCTATGCTTCCGGATTTTTCTTTTGATATGCCTATTTCAAAAGGTATTATTTTTTTGCATTGATAATCTTTTAATATAGATTCTACGTGTTTAGAATTTTCACTATCTTCTGTTTTTGTGAGGTAGTAAAATTTAAGACTGTCTGTTTTTAATATCATTTATTATATTATTATATATATTAATGTTGTCTTGATTATGTGGGCTATACTGTTTCAAAAAGTTTTTGTTATCGTCCTTCGTTTGTTCTAGCGTTTCGCTGTGATTTAGTATAGCGTTCTTTAATTGGTTCGCCCCGAAGTCCACATCACAGTCCGGATAATAATAACCTACATCTTCTAAAGTTGAAGAGTTGTGTATCAAGGGCAGGTTTAGAAACAGAGCTTCAAGGTAGCTGTAGTTTAATTCGTTTTTAATTTGATGGCTAACTATGGTACTACCAAATTTACTTAACGCATCAAGCGTTCCCCATCTTTTATTGAAGTAGCAAAAGTCTTTCTTTTTTACAACCTCTAGTCTATTCATAAGCTTTTCGAAGAACGGATTAAACTTGATTCTTTGACAGCAGAATACGTTTATGGATTTTAATATTTCCCGATCTTTGTTGTAAAGATTTTCCAATATGTTGATTGGTATTACGCAATTTTTAATAAAAGATATGTTTGGTTCAAAGATGCATATTTTGTTGATTTTTTCTTTTTTAAAGCTTGGATCTAATCCTTTTTTTTGAAGTTCTTTGATTTTATCTTCCATAAAAAAAGAGTCCCATATGAAAGGAATAACTATAACATCTTTAAAATTATAATAAGTTTTTATATAGCTTTTGGAAAACTCGTGTTGGGGAGATATCCAGATTTGATTTAGGTATTTCGGTTTTTCTAGTGGCAGTTTTGTGCTTTTGCTTGATAGCGAGTGGTGAATATCATCCATCAATTTATTGCCAAAATGTATTAGTATCGTTTTGAAATTATTGTTCCTGGCTTTTAATTTGTCGTACATTTCTGGAAGTAAATCGAATCCGGCGACGATTACTAGGTCTAAATTTTCATTATCGTCGGCAAGTAAATCTTCTAAAAGCATACCTTTGTGATTCTTCTTTAGTTTGTGAGTCGGGTTTTTATGGGTGATATAAAAGCATTCGTGGCCGCATCTATCTATCATTTCATAAAGAAATACGATGTTTTGTTGCATTCCGTTAGCCCAAAAAGCAATGGACATATCTAGGGTTATTCCTATTTTCATAATTTTATTTTTGTTTTTCGCAATGGTAAGAAGTCTATATTATTTGCGATCAGTAATATTGCCTGTTTATATATTTCAATAGGCCTATGGTTTATTTTGTCATCACCTTCGTAGCTTCTTTGATATGCCCCCCAAACTTGACACGAAAACACTAGCCAATAATACTCTAGTTCTATGTCGCACGAGATTTCTTCATTCGCGAATCTAACAAAACCATCATAATCTAAAGGGTGGTGACCCATAAAGTGTATTAAAAAGTCTCCACGATTGTATAGAGTTGGGTATATATTAAAGTGATGTGGGTTTACGGGGTTGAGTTTGCTATGTTTTTTTAGAATATCTACTAGCCTACCTTGGTCTTCATTGTTACCTCCATGCCTCCAGGGTTTGTCTACACCTATGTATCGAGATTCCCACCACTCATTTAACACTTGTAGTGAAAAATCATTTGTTTTAAAAAACAAAACCCCACTATTTAGTGCTTGTCCTCCTAAGTCTTTTGCATGTAAAATATCTTGTTCTGAGTTTTTTAGATAATTATATAAATCGAAATTTCTATTAGCTATTGTAGTGTCCATATCTAGCCACCCTAAATATTCATATTCATTAAAATGATGTAATAATTTTAGCGGTTTTTGGTAGCAAAGGTGGGTTGATTTATCAAGGGTTCCTGCGCTTCCCAGGTGGTCGTAGCCTTTTTTGTTGCAATAATCTATAACTGAATTTACGCAATTCTTGCGTTTTTCATAATATCTTGAATCGGATAGTTGACAAATTCCTATTTTTTTCATGATAATAATTTTTTATATTTTTCTATAACAATTGGATTATTTGGTGAGTGTTTGTAGATTGTTTTTTGCGCTTGCTCTTTGTATTTATCTAGATTTTGATCGTGATAATTTAAGGCGAGGTTTAGAGCCTCTGCCCCCAACTTGGTGTCGTAATTAGGGTAGTAGTATCCAGATTCTTTAATCAGCTCAGAGTTGTGAACAAGGGGGAAATTGAAATGCAATGCTTCGAAATACGTATAATTTAAGGCGTTCAATAGTTGATTTGAGATTATGACATTAGACATATCTGCAAATATTTTAGAAACTTTTATTCTTCCTTTAAATTCTATTTTATTTTCTTTTGTTACATCTAGGTTCCACATTAGGGATTTGAAGTATTTTTTATCAGTAAATTTTGCCGCGCAATAAACTGTTATTTTGTTAAAATCTTCCTTGCTGACCTTTGTATAAAATTCTTCAGCTATCATTATCGATGGCAGGCAGTGTTTTGTTATGTTTAAATTAGGTTCGAGTATTCCAATATTTTTGTCTTCGCCTGGACGGTAGTAGCAGGTCTTGTTTATTTTGTTCCATATTTTTTCATGCATGTCTATATATTTCGAGCTCCAGATATAAGGCAGTTCAAATACTCTTTCTGTGTTGTAATATGTTTTGTAGTAGTTATATGAAAATTTGTAATGAGGGGATATCCATACTTCGTCGACCATTTCTGGACTTATAGCTAAATGATCTTGCCAGCTACATCTTTCTATGTCTGCCAGAAGACCATTTCCGTAAACAATATGTATGTTTTTGAAATTTTTATTTTTTTCTTTTATTGATTTTATTGTATCATTATTTATTAGCCAGGAAGCGTTTAATATAAAAGATATATCTTCACAATATTCTAATAATTCATTTTCTTCTATAATTAATATATCAGATGGTGGATCAATGCATTCTTCTATTTTATGATTTATGGCAATAATTGGAGTAAAGCCAATGCCTTTTAATAGTTCAGCAAGGAAAACTATATTTTGTTGAAGTCCGTTGCTGAATAACCCGTTTTTATAATTAGCAGTAAGCAATATATTCATTGCATTTTATTACACAGCAATTTTCAATATTTATTCAGAAATTACGAAACTAGCGGGATTTGATGGAACTGCATTAGCGGACCTGTTCAATTTGTCTAGATTGAATATATAACTTCCGTTAGAGTCAGTGATTCCGTTTATGTCACATATCGCGAATTTATTATTAATATCGTAAGTGTTGTCTAGTTGGGTTCCGTCTGCGTACGCTTGGTATGTATATATTGTTCCTCCGTTTTGTGCGGAACCTCCTTCCGAAATGTTCTCAAGGGATAAATTATTAGGGTTGGATACTGAGGTTCCTATGCTTGCTAAACCTTGCCCAATACTGTTGGGTGAAGCTTCTATCGTTCTTGAGGAAAAACCCTCCAATTTATATGTGGGGTTTACTGCTATTGACGTAGTTTCTATTCCTGCAAGATTGACTGCCGAAGCTTGCCAGGAGAAGGTTCCTTTTGTATCTACATCTAGGGCTGTAATCGTATAAGAGTTGCTTAATTTTCCTGTACCTTGGGAGTTTTGAGATAGAGTTGACGAGTTTGCTTGGGCTGTATCAGTACTTAAGGTTGGGTTCGCTAACATTAGTTGGTCGCTCGCTAAAGAAAACTGATCTTGGTTTCCGCTCGGTGAGCTACTTAGTTTTTGAGAAAGGTTAATTATTGACAAGCTTAGTGGAGTGTTTGCGATATTTATAACATCTTCCTTTTCTATAGTTATTCCATTAGAGTTTTTTGTGGCGGATATTTTTATATTGTTATCTCCTCCGTCTGATTTTATATTATAACTACCATTTAAGTAGGATACATTTTTTAGGGATTCGAACGACGAGGAATTATCTATTGAGAGTTGATTGTTTTGAGAGGAATAAGTTATAATGTCGAAATTTGAAGCCGTGTTATTCAGGGCTGCTGATTCCGTGGATTTTATAGCTTGTTGTGAATTGGGGTAGGATATTGCTCCGATATTCACAGACGGAAAGCTTAGGTTGTTAAGTCGAGCGGTGTCTGAAGTGGTGAATTTGTCGCTAGTAGAGCCAAAATTATTCTTAGCTATTATTGATATGGGGAGATCTCCATCTCTAGACGAAGAGCCTATTGACCCGAATACATTTATCGGAACTTCGAATTTAAAACTTCCGTCGCTCAATACGGTCTTGGAGAAGTTTGAGTTGTAGTTAGTTTGAGAGCCATTTGATAAACCTTCGTTTCTTATAGATATAGAAATGTCGTTTATATCAACCCCTTTTCCATCTATAAATATTTCTGAACCTACTACGTCTCCAGCTTTCACCTCTGATGTCCCTATAGAGTGAGGCGGTATTGAGGATGTAGCTATAGCGGATAAATTTGCGCCTGTTATTGCGGGGCCGTTTTCGATTTTAACTTTTACTCTTTCCGTATCGGTTGCTCCGTTGTTTGTTCTTACTGCGTTAATTTCTATATTGTCTGAATTGTTGTATATTCCATTTACATAATTTACCGACTTGCTGCTTTCAAAGGTTGATGTATTGGATATCGAAATGTCTGAATTTAGGGCTGTGTATGAAACTGTATCGGAGGTGTTGGACCAGTTTGAAATAGTGTTTGAGAAGGAGGTGCTCTCTCCCTCTCTTAATCCATCAGATCTTCCATTGTACGAACTGGGATTATTGGCTGATATTATGGGGTATGATTGATCTAAATTTCTTGTCCCGCTAAAATGCATAAAGTCAGTAGATTCTTTAAGCTCTCCGGTAGAGCCGAAAGAGTTTATCGCTTGTATTGCAACGGGTTGAGGTCCTGTTTCGTTAGAGATGGTCACTGGTATTGTGGCTCTATAACGGCCCCCCAGGTTTGATAGTTGATAGTTTGCGAAATCTATCTCTTGAGCTAATCCGTACCCGTGAACTTTTATTAAAGTTATATCGTTTGTGTCGAAGTCTGCATATATGTTTATTTTATCTCCAGCTTTTAAGTGGCTTACTCCTAGCTGTTGCTGGGGTTTTGGCGTAGCGTTGATAATTTCATCTATGAATATGTTTATTGGCTCAGGACCTAAACCTAGTTCGTTTAATGAAATTTCAGAAACTCTTCCGTTCGCTGTTGCGGTTATTGATGTGGCTCCCTCTAGGTTTATATTATTCAAAAAACCTTTAAATCTTCGGGTGTCTTGCCCTAACTGCTCAATGTTACTTAAGGGTATTTTTTGATTATTAATAAAAGCTTCCCCCATGTAATCGTAATTTGGGCCATCCCATTGTATTTCCACTCTTAGATCTGATGCAGATGCAACTGTTATTCCTGATAAATAAAGATTTGGATCCGGGGAGTCAAAGAAGGTCTTGTTTGTTACGCCGTTATTATCTTGAACATCGGATATAAAAAGAAATTCTGCAGCTCCAGATTCTACTTGGGATATTGATGTGCCCAGCTTGGAAACATCTACCCCTCCGAGCGTTAAGGAGTCTGTAAAATTTCCACTCACAAACTCTACACTATCTGAGGTTCTTACGTTTTGGTCCATGGAGACCATTAATCCGCCAAAATATAAATTATCAAATACTCCTGTCGCCCAAGCTTTGTCTAGCCTGCCGACTCCACCTTCTCCGCTATTCCTTGGAACTAAATTTCTTGTAGCCATTACTTATATTACACAAATATTATTAAAAAGATATATCATCTGTAAAAGCTTCGGGGCCTGTATCATACCTCCAGATATTAGCTCTTAATTCTAGATTATTATCATCCCTTAATATCCACATTGAATCTGATATAAGTGGGGCGTTAGAAGGGGATATATCTCCCAGCTCATCTTTCTCAAAGGCTTCTGATATATCAAGCCTATTGTCTCGAAGGTTAGAGTTAAAAATTTGATCTTGCAGTGAGCTTCCTGTTATGTAGTCTGATACATTTAGGCCGTTTATAAATAAAGCGGAAGTTGCATATATCTCATCAACCTCAAGCCTGTTTCCATCTAGCCTTAACTGTGGTTCAGTTAAGCTTCTCCCGATTATATAACTATCTGGCCCTACCCTTTTTAGAGGGTCTTTGATTCTGAAATAGTCCATTTAGCCGTCGATCCTGTCTTGCTCCGCTGGAACTTTATATATAATTGCGTAATCTACTGAATATCCTGATATAGTATGCGGTCTTTTTACAAAAACTCTTCCTGCTTCGTCATTGTGTATCTTAACGGCCATATCTGGATCGAGGAATATTAAATTATCTTTTCCTTCTTTTACTGAATCTGTTATTGAAAACCTTCTGTCGCTCGTGTGAAACTGTATGGGGTAGGGAGAATGGTTGTATATTACAATATGATCAAGTAGTCCTCTTTCATATAATTCATTATAATCTTGTAATTCGTAAGAATTTTTTAAACTAGCCTTAAAGTTTTCTTGCCTTAATCCGTATTGAGTATCGCTATCAAAAGTAGAAAAAGAGTCTCTACATCTATCAGGTTTTGTATATTCTGCGTGCAGGAAAAAATCTGGATGTGATTTTTCTGGTTCACTGGAATTTTTTCTTCCATTATTGAAGTAGTTTCCGAATAAATCATCTTTTATGTTTCTGTCTTGACCTAAGCAATCTCCAGAGTTTGAGCCAAACCTTAATTCTTCAGGAATGTCTTCCATTAGTATGAAGTCTTCTTCTATTTTTTGCGAAACCGTCTTGGTTCTGAGTTTCCATTGTTGAGACTTACTTCTTGATTGATTTCCAGTAATGGAGTCGGACGGGCTTACTCCTATTTGGTCAAGTTTTCCTATTACTCCCGAAAGTAGTTCGTGGGTTTTATTGTCATCTACATCTAGATTTGATAAACCTATGGATAAGCCTGATAGCAAACCGTGAGCTTTTGTGTCGTTTACGTCAAGATTAGTTAGCGAATCTAAGACTCCAGATAGCAATCTATGAGATTCAACATCTTTATCTATCTCTACATCAATGTGTATGTTTGATAATTCTGATTTTACTCCTGATAGCAACTCATGAGATCTCGTGTCGTTTACCCCTAGGTTAAGCAATTCGCCATGAATGCCTGATAGTAACCTATGGGATTCTATATCCCTGTCGATCTCAACCTCAACATGAATATTTGAGAGTTCTCCTGATATACCTGACAATAACTTTACACTACTAGAGCTTTGCCTGTTTAACTCTGCGAGCTCTCCAGATAACCCTTCTAGTATAAAATCTACTTCCGCTGCAGGGTCCCATCTTCCCGATGCTTTGTTCCAGTTATAAGAAAAAGATGGCGAGGGTGATAGCGCATCAAGTTTTGTTATATCCGTATATAACGGATTATTCTTAAAATCTCCTGGGTCTGACATACAGGAGTATATTACACCTAAAATTTAGGTGTTGTCAAGAGGGTGCTTTATGCCCCTTCTCTTGCTACTATAATCCTTGAAGTATTTTTTTTGAACAGGGTCGTACCCTAGTTTATCTTTTCTCATTTGCCCCAACTCTTTACTTTTTTCTAGCACATCGTTATAAGAACCTTTTTTATTAAAGGTTTTAGACTTGAACGCTTCTTTGTCGAACGGGTCAATACTTGAGTCTGTTGAAGCTTCAGGCGCGTAAAATACTCTATTCCACTTTACTCCTTCATTGTCAATATATATGTGATCCTCTTTCATCGATTGAACTATGTCAATCAACTCTTCTGTTTCGGGGTGCTCATATGTATATAGAGGCATTATTCTAAAATCTTATTTAGTGTGTTTTCATAGGTGAACTTATGCTTTAATTTTTCACCTTCTGTATTTGTTATGGTACATTTTTCTTCAGCTTTTTCCATTGCATCGATGAATTCATCTTGATCAAAAGTATATATGTTGCCCTGATTAAACTCTTCTCCTTCTTTAAAAAACATATTATCATAAGCAGGCTCTTTGCCGCTTGGGTTTACTAGTACGCAGTTGTCTTTAGAAGCCCAATCTTTATGAGAGCTACTATTTAGTACTATGCTCCATTTTCCTAGGCAGGTTGCGTTAAAAGAGGGGAGGTTCCAACCTTCTGCGCCACTCATTCCTCCTAGGTCAATATCTATTGAGTTTAAGTAGTCGTTTACTTGAGAATTTTTAGGAAGGAAGGGTAAGAAATTAATGTTCTCACATCTTTCTCCTCCTAGAATTCGTGATATTACGGCCTCCATTTGTTCTTTCTTTAGAAATGGGTTTGTTATGCAGCATGTCAATTGGTAGTTGTGGTTACCTCCGTACTTACGGATCCAGCATTTTATTATTTTTTCGGTATGCTTTCTTTTTTCAAATTTACCCATTAACCCAAAGTGGGTTTTTCCCTCAAGGTATTTTTTTTCAGTTTTATGAAAAAAGCTATCAAACCCCAAAGGGGAAAACGATGAATCTGGAAAGAGAGATTGAGCTTGAGATGAGCTAAATACAGTCTTATCTTGAAAGTTTGCTAGGGAAATTTCCGTGCTAGTTGGCTTATCTAACTCGTAAAAAGTATACAGTATCTGCTTGGGGGATATTCTGTTTTCCGAACCATTTAAGTGCCACATTTGCAACGTTGTGTCAGATTTCTTGAATATTTGAAACCTATCATTAATCCCAGATTCTATCCATGTTTTAAAATCTTGATCTATTTCGAAGGCGCTAACATCTATATTGCCATTCGGGAATATAGCTACGTTCATTCCCTTTTCGAACATTGCCTTTAGTAGGTTTACGGACACGTTCCCAAATGATAAGGAGTTTAGTGGGCCTTTATATATTATTGAATTCATGTTAAAACGGGATGTCTGCGAAGTCGTCCTCTTCTATTATTCGCTCAGCTTTCCTATCAACGTTTTCTTTTTGGTTCTCCTCTGAAGGCTTATCAAGAAAGTTTACAAAATCAGCCCTACAATAAGTCTTACTTCTGTTTTCTCCAGATTTAGAAACCCAGCTACTTGACAATAGTTTCCCTTCGAGTAAAACTTTTCTGCCTTTCGATAGGAACCTGTTGCAGTTTTCAGCCACATTTCCCCATGCTTCTACGTCAATGTAGAATACTGAGTTGCTAGCCTTGTTGTTTATAGCGACACTAAAGTCACAAACAGTGTTTCCATTTTTTGTTTTTTTAATCGCAGGTTCCCTAGTTAGGTTACCAAGCCCTATGAATTTATTCATACTTCCTCCTTTAGTTGTTCCTTGAAGCTGTTAATTGCAGAGTTATGTATATTTATACAACCTTGTATACTTAATTTCATTACTATGCCTATTTTTTTCCAAGACATTACTTTATTTTTATGTCCTATTATATATCTCATATTAAAAATTCTTTTTACTCTTTTGTCTGGATGTTCATCTATTACATTTAATACTTTATTTAATAAATCTTTTTTGACGTTCGCGGACATTGGGTCGCATTGGAAGTCTGGAGATTCAGGTATATTTTCTAAGTAGTCTGAGTGCCATGTTGGTCTTCTTTTGTTCTTATTGTATATATTTAAGCACATCCATTTTGTTTCGTTTCCTAGGTAAGTACTAAACTTTGCCCCTTTAGTCTTGTCAAATTTTATTGCGGCGCTGTAAATTTTATATTCTTTATCGTTAACCAGATCATTGTAATCAATAAACGGGCTGTTTGGACTAGCATAAGAATTTACCATTTCTAAGTAAATTCCACTATGCCTTTCCACTAAGGCGTTTAAGCTGTCTTCTTGTTTTTTATTATTCTGTATGTTCTCGATCAGAGTTAAGTCTGTAGTTTCTTCGTTCATAAAATTGATTGTAAAGCTAACTCTACTGTATTTCTAAGTTTATCTATATATTTGTCAGGGAAATTATTGCAAGTTATGCGTATATTAGATTTACGCTTGAGTATGGGATTGTTAATTTCTTCGTCTAGATTAGGGGGCGCGGTACCCTCTCTGGTTATGTGTACCGTTTTTCCTCCCATTCTATGTATCCAGTCTATTTCATTTTCAAACCTTACATCTGTAATAAATACGACTTTGCCCAGGTTCAAATTTTTAAGAACCTCTTCTTCTATTTTTTCTATCCAGCAGTTCTCGTTAAGCTTTCTTCTTATGTTTGTGCCATAAGCCACAAGAAGCGGTCTAATCATCTTCTTTTCCTCGTCCTTCTCAGTAAAGGATGATATATTAGTATATTTCCCTAGTAGCTCGTCGCATTCCAACTTTAGGGAATCAGCGAAAGCAAACTTCTTAGCCTCTGAGCCTTTCTCTCTTAATATACTTTTTGATATTTCAAAAAAAGTGTCCTTCCCGCACCTAGCTAAACCGCATATACCTATAAGTTTCATATTTACGCTCCGAATATATGCTTCATGCTTGAGGATAAGTCATGCATTCCCGCATTGGCCAGCATCCTAGAAACTGAATGGTAGGATACCGGATCATCATACCTTTCGTCCATTACATCTGGTATTAATTCTTGTGTTACCATAACTGAAGATAATTTTAAGTCTTTGCCCGACTTGTCCAACATTTCAGTTAATGCAGAGGTACACGCCTCTGTTTCGCTCGAGGCTTCGGTGATTACCGACCAGTCTGAGCACTTTACTAAAAAGAACCTTCCATCACTTAAATCTAAAAACTTCATTCAACTACTATATCACCATCTATACAATTTGTCAATTCTTATATTTATATAATATTAAAAAAATATATTAATGTATATCTATATTATTAACATTGTACAATTAATTGTATGTCGCATGTACAGTTTTTTGAATGTTGCTTGACAAAAGTAAGCTTTTATGATATTATCAAACATGATGAAAAAATTCACACAAATTCCAGTCGTTGTACAAGAAGATATTATCAATGGAAACTTAATTGGTAATGATTTAGTTGTATATAACTATCTTGTTTCCAAGGCGTCCCACGGAAAGCCAATCTTTTTTTCTAACGAAAGAATAGGGTTGGATCTTGGGGGAATGTCATACGGAAAAATATCAGGAAGTCTTAACAGGTTAGCCAAGGCCAAGCATATCAAAAGAAAAAAAACTTGCAATAAAACATTAACCCAGTTAACTACTGTAGTACTCGGCGGAGATAACGTAATAATAAGAGGCAGTAGACAGTGAAGGTATCAGTAAGAATGGAGGGAGGGCTAGGAGACCATTTTGCGGCAAATCGTTTTGTTCCCGCAATAAAGGAGCTTTACCCAGATTGCTCTATAGATTTATTCTCAGACACACAAGGAAGCGAGAGTCAATCAAAGATACTTAATAAAATGTGGCCTTCTCATTTTAATGAAACATTCATCATTAAAGAAAAAAAATACAAAACATTTAAAATAAAATCATCCAATTTTCCAGATGAAGATCACATCGGCAATATAAAGAATGTACCCGATAACATATTCAATAAAATGAATAAAGAATATGATAAATTTTATGATCTACATATCGATTCATTGGAATGGTTAAATTATAATTTTGACTGGTTTAAAAGATTTAATTTTTTCCCAAAACCAGAATGCCAAATAAACTCAAAAATAGATCTTCCAGAAAGATTCATAATGTCACATCTATATGCTAGAGATGGGGCAGATTCGAATATGGAAGATTGGTATATTGATAAACTCTTAAAGAATATTGCTCTAGAGTTTGACGTGGTAGTACTTATGGATAAAGATTCCAAACACAAGTATCAAGATATAATTAATGACGAAAACCCTCGACTACACTTTGTGGAAGCTTCGCTAACAGACATCTTCTTTATATCAAGTAAGTGTATCGCCGCCTTTGGAATTGATTCTGGAATAAGATTCATCCCCTACCACTATGGAAAGCCCACTTTTACGTTCTCAAAGTACTGCGAGTCTTACGGCGTAACTCAATATTCATATCTAATAAGATGGCTTTTTAATGAAAAGTTCGTGCTTCCCTTACACTACGACGTTAAGAGTGCGGGACAAATAATCAAAAACACATTAAGAAATCCTGCATACAGACTTTATCCATTTCTGCTGGATAATATCGAAAAGCTTGTAGCTCAGAGAAACATAACGGAATATATCACAGAATGAAAACAGCGCTACTATTTAGCGGAAAACTAGGAGACTGGGAAAACTGCATAGAATCCATAACGAAAAACATAATACAACCTCTCAGTCCAGATATTTTTATCAGCACTTGGGATGACCAACCCTATCAAGAATTCTGCCAATACTACAGGCCCACAAGGCAGCACATCTTAAATTTCGATCAAGTAATGAAAGTGGTAGGGTCAATAGATCAATTAAAACTCGAACCCAACCCAGGATTAATACCTATGCTAGCAGGACTAAAGACTTGCCACACAATGTATCAGGATTACATTACTTACAAAAAAACTGAGTACGATCTAGTTGTCAGATTACGCCCAGATGTACAAGTTCTCGAGCCAATCAAAATTCACGAAAAAAATGATTGCATAAAAAATAAATTAATTAGGTTACCCTTATTTGAGAGTGAAAACATTTACAACCACGAAGAAGAATTAAAAAAAGAATTTAGCTTCAGTTTTGTTTATGAAAAACAATCCTTACTAAATCAAATCAATGATCAATTTGCCATTGGGCACCCAGATCAAATGGATAAATATTTTAATTGCCTATCATTTATAAGGCAAGCCATAAAAATAATGTGGGAATGTGGATACCCGGAATATATGATTAAGGTTCCCGAATCAGTCATAACCATGTGTCTTAATTTGCAAAACTGCAAATACAAGCAATTAACCGGAACCAACTCTTTTGGCAACATAAAAACTATTTTATGCAAAGATGGAAAAAAGTGGAGAAACCAAGGACACAACTCTACAATCTACAATGAAAGCCCCAATAGTACTAACAGCCTATAATAGACCTGATTACTTTGAGCAAGTCTTAGATTCATTATCTCCGCAATGTTGGGACAGGAAGGTTTATTGTGTTGTCGATGGACCTAGATTCAAGGAAGATATTCCCTTAATTGAAGATTCATTTAAACTGGTCAACCAATTCATTCCTCACTGCGAAACAGTGATATCAAAATCAAACCAAGGTGTTGCTAGGATAATGAAATACGCAAGAGAGTTAGCCCTTAAAGACCATGAATTTGCTATAATCATTGAAGACGATTCCGTATTGCAACCTCATTACATACAGCAGTTAGATTTTCTTATTGATAAATTTAAAGACGACGAAAGAATAGCAATGATTAATTGCTTCGGAGAGCATCATCGATCAAAGAAAACTCACCGTTATTCATATATAAATTATTTACATGATAGAGACGACAGGCTTTCTCTAAATATTCAAGAAGACAATAAAGATAAACTCATTTTAATGGATCATCTTTGGGCTTATGCAATAAGGAGATCTTCTTACGAATCAATATGTGACATACTAGAGTCATACTGGAAGTTATTGCCGCAAGAATATAGATTCAGACCTCATGGAGAAATTTTAAAATTAATGTCTTCCATTGGAGCTGATCCAAGAAAAATTGTCTCAAGTCAAGACTCATGCACCTCAGCAGCCTTTGCGGCTAGGGGTTTTATTAAAGTATCTACGTTCACTAATAACTTCAACTACATAGGAGAAATAGGAGAGCATAGCAACCCTGAAAATTTCAAACTTGATAGTTGGTTAAACCAAGAAGTTTACAAAAAATTTCAAAACAACTTTATTTGGAACGAGGATATATTTACAGAAATCAAATCCCACATGAAAAACAAATATTTAAAATGAAAAAAATAGGATCAATAACAAGCGTCAAGCCTAATCAGAGAATTTTAGCAAGAACACTAAAATCAATTCTCAATTATCAAAACGACCTAGATTTTGTATACGTTAATTTGTGCGATAGCGCACTAAGAGGAGATCATCTATCATTTCACAATAAGGAGTTAAGCGAAGAACTTTTTAATATTATAAATGAAAATAACAATTTTCTAAAGTTAATTTGGTGCAAAGACTTAGGCCCATATACAAAACTTTTACCCACATTAAGTAAACATAAAAATGAAGATTGCATAATTATCACTTTTGACGATGATACAATATATCACCCAAACCTAATCAGCAATTACATATCTGAATTTAATAAAAAACCAGGAATACTAACAGCAAGAGGATTCACCTTAGATATAAGTAAGGGCTGGAAAAATGTTGACTACAGAATTAGAGTTGAGCCCAAAAATAATGATTGCGTACATAATTTTCACACAGGAAAAGGCACAGTGTTATATAGTCCACTTTTATTTAAAGAAATCGAAAGCATTTTCAATTCAGATGTATATATGAAACTATGCCCAACAAATGATGATACTTGGTTTAACTTTTTTAGAATAAATCAAAAAATACCATGCAGATTAGTGCATAGCCTTCCCTATTCAGTTGCCGACTTAACAAACCATAACTGCGCCCTGCAGACAATTAACTGTGCAAATGCAAGTAGAGTTAATAATCAGCAAATACAGAATTGTGTTAAATATTTTAATTTATGATAGAACACTTATTAAATGTATACCATTGTCCCAGTAAAATTAGAATAGGACCCAGAAGCGACGGTGGATATGTAGTTGACAGCAGCAACCTATCGGAGCAATTAATATCAGCTGGCTGCAATAATGAGACTTTATTTGAGTCAGAATACTTAAAAATACTACCTAATTCAAAAATTAAAATTTACGACCAAGGCGGAAGATGTGACTTGTCAAATAGTGACCCAAGGGTTAGCTTTACTCAAAAATTTATAAAATCAATAGAAGATTTAGATATAACAGATGATTCCGTTTTATCTATAGATATAGAATCACATGAAATAAATTTAATCCAAGAAAGCGATATAGAATCCCTTTCAAAGATCAAGCAACTATTAATTGAATTCCACTTTTGGAACAATCCAAAAGAATGTGAAATTAAAGATATGTTCATTAAATTAAATAAAGTTTTTACATTAGTACATATTCATGCCAATAATAATAGAAGAACCTTCTATAAAAACAACATACCACAAGTAATAGAGCTTACATATGTAAATAAAAAAAATTGCAATTACAACCATCTTGAAAAATCAACCCTACCAACACCAAACTTAGATTTTCCAAATAATCCCAATCGGGCAGATATAAAATTAGACTGGATTAACAAAAAATAATAAATTAATTAAATAAATGAAAATAGTCGCAGGAATACAATGTTATAACGAAGAAGATTTCATAAGGGAATCTATATCAAGCTTATATTTGTTTTGTGATAAAATCATCATAACAGAAGGTTGCTGGGAAAGTAGCATAAAAATAGGCAAGAGCCCAAGAAGTTCAGACAATACAATTAACTATATAAAATCTATACCAGACCCATACAACAAAATAAAACTTTATCATTTCAACGGGTACAATCAAATGAGTCATAGGCACTTTACCTTAGAAAAAGCAAAACAATACAAACCCGACTGGTATCTTAATGGAGATGGAGATGAAATTTTTCATGAAAACGAAATCGATTTTTTAATTAAAAATTTAAGTTCTGGAGTTAATGCATTAAATCCAATGCATAAGTTATTTTGGAACGGTTTAGAGTTTTACGAAGAATGGAAGCCTATGGGTAGATTTTTTAAATTATCAAACTTAAATCCAAACAAAGTTAAGGCATCAAAATTTAATTGCAACCATATCGATTACCCAGGAAATATTTTTAGCAATCCATTAACACCAAAAGATATTTACATATATCACCCATCATACAGTAAAAATATTTCCCGACAGCAATTAAAAATAAACCACAGAAGCATAGATGATAAAACAAAATTCCCGCATTATATACAAGATGACTTAATGATTAGGGGAAATCAAAATCTAAAATCTTGGCTAAAAAGTCTTACGCTTCATGAAGAAAATAAACTCCCAAAATGCCTACAAAAACATAAACTCTGTAATAAAAATTCAAAATTTCATAATTTAATAAATCTAGCAAAAAATGCATAATTCAATGAACATAACATATACATACATTAGCCTTCAAAGAGATGAGTTGCGCTCTAAATTTGTAAATTCAATAGTAGATCAACACCCTCAAATAAAAGTCAATAAAGCCGTAGACCCCCAAGAAAAAAATGACTTAATAAACTTTTTGCGATATCTAGATAAAGAAGGCATACATATCGATAAAAAAAGAGACCCCAGAAACTACAAAGATCCACACTGCATAAAGTTCTTTTCTGCAAAAATCTCTATATTTGCTTCATACCTAAATGTCTTAAAAAAATACAAAGACTCAGATTACCTTGTTGTAATCCAAGACGACACCTATTTTAATAAAAGCTTTTTTAACGACATAAATAACCTTATAAACTCAAATTATATGACAGATCAGGCTCCCTCTGCTCGTCTTGGTCAGTTTTTATCTGGAGCTATATTTAAAAAAAACTTTTACGACCTAGTGATTGAAAAATTAAAAAAAACAGGCATAGTAAGACCATTAGACCACACATTAAGCGGCTTAGCGCCCTGCGAAAAAATAATGCAAAATTGTAAACAAAAAATCGTCTGGGTACACAATTTTAAATCAAACGTCGGCCCGCCCCCTCAAAACCCCTCACCAATCAATATAAGTGATTAAATTAATTATATTTGATTTAGATGGAGTATTAGTTGAGTCGCGAGAATTACATTATATTGCACTCAACAAAGCTCTGTCTGAAATAGGAGATCAATATACAATAAGCAAAGAAGAACATCTTTGTAAGTATGATGCATTAACAACTACGCAAAAACTAAAAAAGCTAACCGCCGAAAAAAATCTTCCAGAAAAATATCACAACAGAATATGGGAATTGAAACAACAAAAAACATTACAAGAAATAGACGACTACCAGCGTGACCATAGAATAATAGATATTCTTAAAAAACTAAAATCACAAAATTATAAAATTGCATGCGCAACAAACTCTATAAGAGATACATCAAAATTAATGTTAATAAGAAAAGGTTTTTTTGAATACATAGATTTTCTATACTCAAATGAAGATGTAAACTTACCAAAACCCAATGCGGAAATTTACATGCAGTGCATGATCAAAGCGAAAGCTAACCCCGACGAAACTGTAGTTATAGAAGACTCTCACATCGGAAGAAAAGGAGCGATAAGAAGCGGGGCACATTTATGTGCAGTTACAGATTCTAACGACTTGACATTTACTAAGGTAAACAATACTATACTAAGTGCAGAAAAAACATCATCAATTTCACCCAAATGGCAAGGAGGTAAAATGAACGTACTCATTCCTATGGCTGGAGCAGGGTCCAGATTCGAGCAAGCAGGTTATACTTTCCCTAAGCCCCTAATTGATGTTGATGGAAAACCTATGATACAAAGAGTTGTCGAAAACTTAAATATCGACGCCAAGCATATCTTTATTGTACAAAAAGAACATTACGAAAAATACTCCCTAAAGCATACTTTAAATTTAATTTCTCCAAACTGCGAAATAGTTCAAGTAGAAGGCTTAACCGAGGGAGCGGCATGCACGACGCTTTTAGCTAAAGAGTTTATCAACAATAATCAACCATTAGTTCTAGCAAACTCCGATCAGTATGTACAGTGGGACAGTAATCAATTCATGTACTCATCTATGGCAGACGACATCGATGCGTCCATTTTAACATTTCACTCAACTCACCCCAAGTGGAGTTACGCAAAATTAAATGATGACGGATTCGTGATTGAAGTAGCAGAAAAGAAACCCATCAGCGAACATGCAACTGTTGGTATATACTTCTGGAGAAAAGGCTCTGATTACGTAAAATCAGCAGAACAGATGATAGAAAAAAATATTAGAGTCAATAATGAATTCTACGTATGCCCAGTATATAACGAAGCTTTATTGAATGGAGCTAGAGTAAAAACGTTCCATATTGAAAAGATGTGGGGGCTAGGAACTCCAGAGGATCTAGAAACTTTCTTAAAATATGATATTAATATCCCACAGGGGTAACATTACTGGCCCTAACGAAAAAAGAGAAAACTCAATAAGTTACATAGAGGAAGCTCTAGAACTAGGATTTGATGTCGAAATTGACATCTGGGCAGATAAGCAATTATGGCTCGGGCATGATAACCCAGAAACTCCGTGTCCTACAAAATTTCTCATTCAGAACTTCAGACACTTATGGATTCATTGTAAAAACCTAGAAGCAATGGACCTACTTAGCCAGTTTAGAACTTTAAATTATTTTTGGCATGAGTCAGACGACTTTACGTTAACTTCTAAAAATTTCATATGGACCTATCCAGGAAAAAGGGTCAGCAATAAAAGCGTTTTGGTTGTAGATGATGCAAGGCGGTATGCGGGGCCTCCATGCTTTGGCTTATGTTCTGATTATTTAAAATGAACGAATGGAACCCACACAAATTAAAAAACAAGGAAGGGCAAGAACTAAGTTTCGTTTCAAGTTTTACTAATTTTTCGATATCGCTACAAAAAGGAATATTAAAAAGATTCGAACAGCTCGAAAGAACAGTATCAATAATAATACAAGGACCACTTCACGAAAGATCAATAAGCACCATCAATAACTATTTACGCTACGGAGAAGTTATAGTAAGTTGTTGGGACACAGATGACCTATCAAGACTAGATAATTACAAAGATAAAATAAAAATCGTAGTCAATAAATATAAAAACGTAAAAGTTAAAAATAAAAAGCCAGGAAAACAAGCCCCATGGATATACCAAAACATAACGACATTAAGCGGAATCAAAAAGGCGACAGGTTTCTTTTGCATAAAAGTTAGATCTGACGAGAGTTACCCAACCCTAGAGCCATTCATATCAAAATTAATAAACAACTCTCACATAAATAAAAAAAACGGAGAATATCAATGGTTTAAAATAATAACTTCGAATATCTATTTTAGATTCTCAAGGCAGAACAAATTCCACCCATCCGATCATATTGTAGCTGGAGAGCGAACAAGGATGCTTGATGTGTTTAAACTATCAACAGAGCTTTGTAATAAAAAAAGGATATCTCAATTTCCAGAACAGCTACTGTGTCGAGCTATAATAGAAAGCTTTTGGGACAAAAACTTAAAAAGGGCTGGCGTGCTAGATGAAAAAAAATGCACAGAACTAATGAAAAAACATTTTGACATAATAAGAATACGCGATTTACCAAATCACATATGGACATCTAGCTACAGAAAGTATGACGCGCTATACAACGAAGAAGACTGGTGTCACGACATAGAATTAATTGATAGTTGACAAAACAAATATGAATGTTATTATTATTAAAATATCTTTAACATCATGTCATTATCTTTATACAAACCAAACAGCAAAAACGCAGGTTGCGCTTTCAATTTCTCAATAGGTCACAACAAAAAGAAAGAGCCGGTTGTTTACGCAAACGCCATTCAACAGCACAGCTGGAACGACAAAACAAAAACGGGAAGCTTTTCTCAAAATGCGAATGATCCAGATAAAAAAATAAATATAAAATTTACTGAATTCGAAATAGGCGGAGTAATAAGCGCGTTTAAAAACAGAAACGAATTCTCATCTTTTCATGCATTTGAAGACAACAAGACTTCAATAAAATTTACCCCCTGGGACAAGAAGTCAAAAATAAAAACCGCAGATTCTGAAAAATGGGTAACTCTTCCCGCCTTCGGAATAACCCTAACTAGAAATGGAAGTCAAAATTTCAGAATACCACTAGAACCTGGCGAGGTAGAGAATCTAACCGAATTTTTTAAACATTACCTTCATTGTCTCTACGAGTACAGAAGAATAGAGGACCATAAAAAGATGCAAAGCTATCGAGATAAAAGCGATAATAGATCCCAAGATTATCTAGCTGGAGGATTAGGTATGCTTCAAAAACTACTAAACATTTCTTGTGATGGCGCAAATAATAAAACCGAAAAACCGACGCCCTCAGAGGATGCTCCGTTTTAATGAATAAAAAAAAAATCTTAATACACTCCAATCACTGTAAAGCTTTTACTGGATTCGGAAAGCATACGAAAAATATACTACTCTACTTACAAAAAACAGGAAAGTATGATATAGTAGAGTTCTCAAACGGCATACAATGGGGAGACTCGTCTTTAAAAAACTTGCCATGGAAGTGTGAGGGCTCTCTCCCTAACAATCCATCTTTATTAAGAAAATTAAAAGAAGATCCAAGTTTAGCAAGAAGCGCCAGCTACGGAACCCACACGATTGACAAGATAATTGAACAGGAGAAACCTGATGTTTACATAGGTATAGAAGACATATGGGCCTTCTCAGGATATACAGAAAAGAAATGGTGGAACAAAATAAATTGCATGATCTGGACTACTTTAGACAGCCTGCCAATACTACCCGAAGCAGAGAAAGTTGCCCCAGAGATCAAAAACTATTTTACGTGGTCATCCTTCGCGTCAAAAGCTTTAAATAAATTAGGTCACGATCATGTAAAAACTTTACATGGAGCCCTAGACACCTCAAACTTTAAAAAGTTAGAGGATCAAGATAGAAAGAANATAAGAAACTTCTTTAAAATAGATAAAGACTTTGTGATAGGTTTCGTTTTTAGGAACCAATTAAGAAAGAGCGTCCCAAATCTACTTGAAGGATTCAAGATTTTTTGTAACCAAAATCCAAACTCATCAGCTAAATTACTATTACACACTAGCTGGTCAGAGGGCTGGGATATCCCGAGGCTAATCAAGGAGAAGAAAATAGATCCATCCAGAGTATTAACTACTTATATATGCTCTAATTGCAAAAACTTCGAGATAAAAAGTTTCTCGAAAGAGGAAGAAGATTGCCCTTTTTGCGGTTCAAAGAAAAGCCAAAACACAACAAATGCTAAACTAGGAGTTAGTGAAATTCAGTTAAATCAGATATATAACTGCATGGACGTCTATTGCCACCCATTTACAAGCGGGGGTCAAGAGATACCTATACAAGAAGCGAAGCTAACAGAGTTGATAACTCTAGTAACAAATTATAGCTGCGGAGAAGATTGCTGCACCAAAGACTCGGCAGGCCTACCGCTTAGCTGGACTGAATATAGAGAACCGGGCACCCAGTTTATCAAAGCTAGCACCAGTCCTGACAGTATAGCCAGTCAATTAAGAAAAGTATTCAGAATGAGTAACAGTAAAAGAGAAGAGCTTGGCAGGAAAGCTAGAGATTTTACAATAAAAAATTACGGAATAGAATCTATAGGAAAAAAACTGGAGCTACTTCTAGATAATATGGATGCTCCAGATTGGGATTTTGATTTTAAATCAAAACCTAAAAACCCTGAATATAACCCTCCAGAGATAGAGGATCAATCTGATTGGTTAAAAGATATTTATAGAAATATCCTAGATATGGAAATTAAAGAATCTGATGATGGGCACAAGCATTGGTCAAAAAAATTATCCGAAGGCGCCACCAGGGATGAAATATTAAAATACTTTAAGCAAGTAGCAGCAAAAGATAATGAAAAAAATAAAAACATAAATTTCTCTGAGCTTTTAAGTGAGGACGATAAAGGGAAAAGGCTTTTAATATCGATGCCCGAAAGTATAGGAGATGTATATCTATGCACTTCTTTACTAAAAAACATAAAAGAGACTTACCCAGATTTAAATATTTACTTTGCAACGAAAAAAGAGTATTTTGAAGTACTAGAAGGAAATCCTTATATACATAAGGTTATACCCTACGATAAGAATTTAGATAACCTTACAGTAATGGAAGGGCACGGAGATCACGAAGGTTTCTTTGAAATAGCTTTTTTACCTTTCATAGGAACTCAAAGAATGTTAAATTACATGCACAACGGAAAAGATAAAATACAATTCGACATATGCACTTAATAGAACAATATGCGCTTTCCTGCGGAGTTAAGATAGATACTCCTCACATAGAACCTCTTTTTTTTCCGGTTCCGCACGATAAATATATAACGCTGCATGCGAGCAGCGGAATGGAATCAAAAAACTACGACTACTTTGAAGATGTAATTTTAATGATTGAACCCTACCTAAGAAAAATGGGAATAAAAATTATACAAATAGGAGGAAAAGACGACAAAGGCATACCTGGATGCACGAATTTCCACGGAAAGACCTCAATAAGGCAAACAGCCTATTTAATAAAAAACTCCTTACTCCACTTCGGAAACGACTCATTCAGCACACATATAGCGTCAGGATACAACAAAAAAATAGTGTGCCTATATAGTATATTATATAAAGAATGTTGCGGCCCTTATTGGGGCGACAAAAATAATCAAATATTAATAGAGTCAGATAGAAAAGGGCTAAAGCCCTCCTTCTCAAGTAAAGAGCTGCCAAAAACAGTTAACCTAATCAAGCCAGAAGAGATAGCTTTGGGCGTATTAAATTTATTAAAAATAAAGAATGATCTAGATAAAATAGAAACAATACATACTGGAGTGGAGTACCACAAAAGCTCTATATCTGTTGTGCCAAACCACATCATGCCGTCCTCTTTCGCAGAGGGTCAAGCAGTAAACATATGGGGTAACGAATGCTTTGATGAAGAAAATATAGTCAAATGGGCATACGATAGAAAATGCAATATTTTCCTAGATAAACCCATGCAAATAAAATACCTCAATATAATAAAGGATAACATAAACTATATAAATTACTATGTATCAGAAGAAGATAATGAAAACTATTTTAGATTATTAGAAAGATCAAATATAAAATTTAATTTAATAAGCAAAGATAAAAAAAATATAAACAATATAAGAGTTAAGTTTTTTGATTGGAATATTTTACTACAACAACCAAAAACAAAAAAAGATCTTGACAAATCAGAAAAACTATGCGATAATTCTCGTTATAAATGTTCAATGAAAATAGTATCAGGAGGCCAAATATACAACAGTAAGGCTGCGTGGAAGTACGACAAGCCAGGAAATCATAATGAAATTATTGATTGTGAAGAATTCTGGGAAGACTTGAACATAATAAAAATTTACAACGAAAGCAAATAATGACAAAATCAAAATCAGCCACAGACAACTCAGTAACTCTCGAATCAACCGCAGAAATAAAAGAAGAACCCAAGAACTATATAAAAAACTATAAAGATGGGCCAGGAAAATTCTGCAGAAATCAATTTGGCTTATTAGATAACGTTGATTATGAATTCGCAGAAGATGGATCAGTAAACTGGAGATCAATGATAAAAGATGAGCATTTATTTCCGAACAAATCATGGTTTGATTTAAGAAAAAAAGATATGCCAAGGAGCGTAGTTGGACTGGGAGATCACCAACTATTAATAAAACTAAGCGGAATAAAAGAACTTGCAAAGCTTAGAGGTTTTCTGGATGTTTCTTATGACATAGTTAAATGTGAACAAGATCACGTAGCAGCAGTTTGCAAAATAAAATTTTTACCAAACTATGAAACAGGAAACAAAGCTGTTGAGTTTCAAGATATGGCGAACGCTACTCTAAATAACACCAGTAGCTTTGCCACAAAATTCCTTGAAACAATAGCTTGCAATAGAGCGTTTGTTAGATGCGTGAGAAATTTTTTAAACGTGCATATCGTAGGAGACGATGAAATAGATAAATCGAATAACAAGTCATTCTCTGGACAATCAAATTCATCCCCATCACTTACTCCCCACTCAATGATAGAAAACCTCGCCAAAGAAAAATTAAACTGCTCAAGCTTTGAAGAATTTAAAGTTTATCTCAGAGATTGGTGGAAAGATGGAAAATACAAAAACGATTCAGTGAAAGAATGGAATGACTTTTCAGATATACCTGCGACGCAAGCTAGAGTGTTAATGAAAGTTATGAACGACTAGACCGCCGCTCCAGACTTTCAAGCTTTTTTTCTAAAAATTCTATTTTCTTTTGTTGTTCCTGTATGGCTCCAACAATTAAAGAATTTATCTTATCATATTTAATTGCCTTGTATCCATCACTTCTGGTGACTACCAACTCTGGAGCAACCTCTTCTACCTGTTGAGCAATCAACCCGAGATCGTGACCTCTGTATGCATGCTGGCTAGAATTCCAGTCAAATTCTATAGCATCAAGAGATAAAACTTTATCGAGAGGGTTTTTTATCAAAGAAATATTATCTTTTAAATTCCTGTCAGAGGAAGAAAAAGAAATTACATCTCCTTGAACATTCAAATTAGAAAGCTTTTGGGTTTGGGAAGGATCGGTGGTTATAAAAAGATCAGAACTTGTATCGCTATCTTCCTCTATAAAGCCATTATGTATTCTTACTGCCCACCTTTGAGTCATGTCTTCCAGGTCCATTTGAGCGTCAAAATCTACATAACCAAAGTCATTTCCGCTGGTATAGTAACCGCCTTTCTTAGTGAGCCATGAATCATTAGGAAAGAAACCTGAAGGTTGAATATGCCTATTGCTACTTCCGCCAATTCTAACCTCCTCACCAAACATAGCATCATGAGCAACAGATAATCCTCTTTTTGCGAATATTGGCCCCCATGAATAAGTTCCGTTAAAGCAACCTATATTAAAAGTATTATCCTCAAGCTGAAGAGAGCCTGCGCCCATATAATCACCTATTGCATGGCAATTATATTTACCGCTAATAAAACTAGAAGAGCCTTGAAGAATTGAGCATCTCGAGCTGTTTATTATTTGATTATCTACTCCAGCGCCAATGAAATTATTATCATTATAATAATCACTGAAACCTTGCGTTGATGTTGGGGAAGAAGTTGTCATTTTTTAATTTCTTTCATTATTAGGGCACACTAATCGGTGAGTGCCATTGTTGAGTGCCAAAATGATACAACTTAATTTCAGAATTATCCTTTTTTAAAAAATACCATCCAGTATTGGCGCTCACTTGAGACGATCTGTAAAGCATAATACCTAGACCCAAAGAAAGCCCAGACTGCGCCAGAGAAAAACCTTCATCTTTGTACCAGAAATAAAAATCCTGAAAGTCTGGGTCAAAACCTGCCATAAAGACGTAAAACGAATCTTTATTAGGATAAGCTTTTCCATATAAACTATTATAAATTCTATATTCAGCGTCATTATAGATTTCACTACTTTGATCCGGAAAGAGGCACCACTTTAAATCGGTATGATAAACCCAGGCGCTTTGATTTATTCCTCGGTTATTTCCTATATAAAATACATTACTTAACGTATTCACACCCCAATCTTTTTTGTATGATGGCCACCAAGAGTTTTCAACCCAACCTGCCCGATCATCTACGAAATTAGCGCTTTTATTATACGCCAAACCTCCACCCCCATAGCCAGAAAAAGTTCCAAGAAAACCTGGAGAAAGCCAACCTTGTTGACCATCAAAAGCTACAAGCTCGTCTCCAACATTTCCTGTTTGCTGAATAAGGTTTTCGCTTCCATTTACTATAGTTTGCGAAGTTCCTCCGTCAATAATATTATGTATTCCTGCCCCAATAAGATTAGCTCCTTGATGCAGCTCTCCAGTATTTGGCATTTCGTTATTGTATCCAGCAACAATAGCAGAGAAATTGTCGCCCATATTATTATCAAAACCTCCACCTATAAAAGAAAACCTTCCACTTATATCATTTTCTCCCCCACCAACAATCGAGGAACCCAAACCTGATATCGAATTATTATATCCACCACCAATAAATATTGCGTCCTCTCCATCTATAGAATTTTTGTTTAAATTATTATTATCCCTACTATTAATAATCAATGATCCTTTAATTTCTACTCTATCTGAATCACCATCAAACCTAATAAAAGAACTTTCTCCCCCAACATCAAATTGAGGATTCGGGGGATTTCCGGTATTACCCAAGAAAAACCCAGTCACTCCATTTCCAAATTCTTTTCCAACAGTCTTTATTAATCCGCCATGCCCAACATATTCATTTCCACCATTTATATCACCTTGACCCATTGTAAGGGTGTGAGTTATCACAGCATCTTTCGATAATAATAAATCAGTCGCAACACTCTCAAACTCAGCGCCGAAACTCTCCCATTTTCCTGCAAGCTTATCGCTTGTAAAATTAACGCTAGTATGATCTTCTTGCGCTATCCAATATTTAAAAGAAGACAGATTCCCATCGTCATAAAAAACAACATCTCCTCTATCAGATGTTTCTGTTGCTCCTATATATATTTTATCAGACTCCCAGAGTCCCCTAAAAACAACTCCAACTCCTCGATTACCTATTTCTCCTTCGCCAGCGATAGACTTTGAAAAGGTTTGAACTTTATTTATTGGTCCAAATTCAATACCCTCATCATTTCTTCCTGTAATCGTAAAATCTATAAAAGCAGAATTACCAGTCATATTACTGACTGAGGAAGTCCTGCAACCATTTGAATCTAGCTCTAAATTACCCGCATCTATTCCGCCCTCAGTTTTTGCTACATTATATTTTGAAGCGTCGTTGCCTACATCAGCGATAGAAAAATTCAACTCGGTAGCACCTTGAAACACTTGAATACTTGTCTGGCCGCCGCCATAGTCTGAAACATTTCCATCGCTATCAGCAGTAAAAGAATGAGCTTCGTTACTTAATATTGCTGTTATAACGTCAGATCCGTCTTGAATACCATAAATTGTCACCTCATCTTCAGCCAGGATAGTCCCGCTTGTCCCGTTTTCGCTTATCTTTACCTTTATTTTTATTGGATCAAATATACCGTTAGGTGGGCTAAATGTACGGGTTGACCCAGTACCACCTAAACTGTAACTGTTATCCACCTCCCAAATATAAGCTACAGTACCAACCGTATTATGAGCTTCTGCAGTTAATGTAATACTTCCAGGATTTGGAGTTTTCCCTGCTGTATTATATTTCACAGCTTGCTTGCTTGCAAGCAAATCTACTTTTCTTGCTATTGTTCCATCAAAAGTTAGAGTTACATTTTGTCTAATTGAAAAAGTTTCTGCTAAGCCTTCGTGATTTACAACCTTAATAGAATACTCGAGATATACATTTGTAATTGTCAAGTCGGTCCAACCATTGATAGTTGTTGATGGTGGTGCCGATGTTGGACCTGTTTTAGTTACCGAGGTAATTACAGTGTCATTTGACGCATCTTTTACTGATACATCAGTTATATAAAAATTTTCCTTGGTGTTTCCGCTTGTTCCACCATAAGTTAATTCTTTTATTCCTTCAAAAACTTTTATTTCATTGGTTGTGGAACTAAAGTCAGGAGTATCTACATCGCCCGAACTTGAATTAGCTACAGGCACGTTTGCAAATTCTTGGCTTTGAACAAATGTTATAGCATTAGCGCCTTCTTTTATACCAAAAATTGTTATTTGGTCCCTAGCTTTTTCTTCAAATTTAGTCCCATCTAAAGAATCAAAAGCTTTACACAGTATTGTTACAGGAATATGATCGCTATCATAAGATCCGGGGATATCATCGTGTGTATAGGTATTACCTACTCCTGACTGAATTATATTAGAGTTAGAGAAATCGCCTGAATAAAATTCAAACTCAGGATTTGCATCAAAGAAATTTTCTGTATTAGCAGTTATTGTCACTGAATTTGGACCAATGAGACTTCCCTGAGAATTATACTCTATGGTTTGATCGGGAGCAGTAAGCTCTAGTTGTCTACCTTTTGCTCCTTCCTTTGTTTTCGAAAATGTATATACTTTAGAGAATACTTCTTGTTCAGTAGTGCCATAATATTGATTATCATAAATGTTTATGGTAATCGTTCCTTCGTCAACGTTTTTAGGTAAATCAGTTATTTCTATGATTGGATCGTCAACAGTGTCATCTACAATTCTAGCGCTTACAGTAGCAGGGCTTACGTCAAGATTGCTATCAATTCTATATGTGCCTACATTAGTATTTAATCCATCTTTATCATGAGTGTACTCAGTGTTTCCTCTAAAAAATTTAACTTTAGTTTGCCCAAGCACATAGTCTTGACTACTAGTGACGGAGCCATTTTCTTGAGCGGGATATGTATGATTTTCATTTGTTAGAAAAACAGTATACGAATCTTTACCTGGCAATGTGCCAAAGACACTAACAAAGTCTGAAGCAAGTTCTCCATCTTCATCAGATATTGTCAGCTTTGCAACAAAAGGAGTGTTATTGTAATATTGTAAAGCATTATCTGCAAAATTAGCGAGTTCGAAGCTATCGGTATTTGTGGTATTAGTATCCTTTGTTTCTTTATGTATTTCTTTTAATGAAGACGGCTCAAGGTTCACTCCTGTTTCAAAAAGAAACTCAATATTACCATGCGTATTATAAGCTGTAGCTTCTAAATTAAGATTTAAATTTGTATCGTTAAACTTACCATCATAATCATAAGAATATACTTGTTGTTGAGCTTTTAATTCTGCGTATACAGCAGCCGCTCCATCGGCTACAAAATTAATTGGAATTGATCTTTCAGTTGAGGTATTTAATCCTGATGCAGAAACAATAATTGTTGTAAGTTGCGGATCAACGGTATTAATCATTTGATTAAATCCACCATTTATTCCATCTACATTAAATTCCGCAGTAGCAACCTTAGGTTCTCCGCCTACAAAGTCACCATTGGTTGGATCATATTTAAATCCGCTTATATCGTATTTACCAGCAGAATCTGCGTCGCTATACTTAATAAATTCATATCCATTATTAGGATTACTGACTCTAAATCTAACTTGATTGCCTTGAACAAAACTATTTTGAAAAGACGCCCTAATTTCACAGGTTTGAGGTCCATCACTAACATATGTTCCATCAGACAATTCACTATAAAAGAAAGAATCAGGTGAAGCATCTAAATCTATAAATGTATATTCTTTACCATCAACTTGCTTAAGCTTTCCTTCTAATACAAGTTCGCCATCATCAAAGTGCAATCTTCCGTCGTCCGCCGCAAAAACGAAGCTTCCGTCTCCACTAACAACAAAACCTTTTCCAGTATCAGCAAGACCATCGAAGCCAGCGCTCCTAATTTGACCGCTACCCCCACCAAGACCCACCTGAATATCTTGACCTTTTATTTCTGCACTTCTAATTTTGTCTGCAGTTAAGTTATGAATTTTTGCATTTGTAATAGCGGCATTTTCTATGTGAGCACTACCAATCAATGCGTTAGCAAATGCGTGCCACATTGGAGAGGCTACGCCGTTTACATTTCTTGCTATTATAAAATCGCTATCATCTACTACTGCCGGAAGCTCATTGTCGGTACCCTGCCCCTGTCCAGCGGGATGATAATCTACAGAATCGTAATCTCCAGTAAAGACTACATTCCTGAGGGGATTATTTTTAGAGTCGTCAAGAGTTCCTCCTCCAGCTTGACCCAGCTTTAATTCTTCCTTCTTTTGGTCTTCAGTTAACTCTAAAGAACTTCCCGTAAAATAAAGAAATTTATCGTCTGTGCTACCTGCAGAAATATAATAGCCAGTTCCGTTATTATACAAATAATGACTTTCCCAAGATATAGACGAACTATTGGGGTCTTGATTTTTAAAAGGGTTATTAGGAACCAAAGCTACCGTATTAGGAAATGTTTTTGTTATATTTTGCTCAAAGTCAGCAATATCTGTAGTTTTTGCTTGTCCTAAAATTAACTTCAAACCCTCTACATTATCAGTATTAGCAAGATCGGATGCACCAGTAAAAGGCCCTTTATTTCCAGCGTGATCAACAGGTCTTACCCAAAAGTAACTAGTATCATTTACTTGTCCTCTATGAGTTATTTGTATAGACGGAGAAGATGCATCTATATCCAATACATTTGTAGCATTTACAATACCACTCGCAAAATCTTCATATTCAGTTGGAATATTATCTCCAAAGGTATATTGTATTCCATCAATTCTTCTGTATCCTGTAGCATTTTGCTCTTCTGTTAAAAAAGATCCATCAGAAAATTGTAAAAAATTATTAGGTTGCCCTGCTGATTGCCACACCTCATAGTAACTAATATCATTTGGAGCAGCATCAACCAAAAGATTATTTTGAATTTGAGCATTAGGCATATTCCAATTCAAGAAATAATTTTCAAAAGCAGTTTCGCCTTCTAAGTTCTTTACAGGTCCAGGAATTTCGTCTGTAGTAATTTTTATAGCGGGACCAGTAGGAGCATCTGGATTTTTTGAATGAAAGTTTTTAGGTAAAACCCAAACTTTTTCTATTGGATCTTTATCATCAACCGCAGTATACAATACTCCACTACCAAAATCATCGAAAGGTAATAATTTATAATAGTATCCAGTTATTTCCTCGCCCACTTCTGCGGTATCATCTACTATTTGAGTAATATTATCTCCAAAAGTTGCATCTCCTTCTCCCAGTACGGACTTAACAAAAGTAGAGTTTGTCTGATTAATTTCAGTAAATGGCAAACCATCGGAACCTGTTATCTCAAAATCAGGTTGATCAGATCTATATAAATTCAATAAAGTAGTTTTTTCTTGCCTACCTCGAATATAATTAAAATTAAATTTTACTTTTGTTACTTCGCTTTGAGAATCTACAGAAAAACCATTACTTGATATTGTTGGAGCTGGATTATCGCCAATAATTCTATCCGAAACAACAACAGTCCCGTTGGAATCTACAATCCCGACCTCAAGCCCAACACTTCTTTTTCCGCCTTCCGGAATACCAACATGCTTAAATACGACGTCGTCGAAACGATCATCTAACTCCCAAAAAGGAGTCCATTCTTCAGCAGAATAATCTTGATTTAAGCTAACTAACGGAGTTGTAGGAGCTAAGGTCGGATTAGAGACATTTCTCTTAAATACAAACCCTTCAGAATAAATATTATCCGTTAAAGGTTGACTGGAAAAACTGTCCGCAAAAAGAGAAAAGCTAGAAGAACTACCTGGAGTTTGTATGGACCATTCTGCAGATCCCTCACTCGGAGGAGTGTTGGATAAACCCACATCGATATTAGCTTTAAATAAAAACAGGTTCGTTTTTTCATAAACATGTCGCTTTTTCCAGTACTCAAAATTGGAGTCCGGAAAACTTAATATATTATTAGGCTCTATATCTCTTAAGCATTCAAATACAGAACCCTCAAAAAGAACCATTTCGCCAACAAAATACCTATCAGATGGAGTAAAAATGTTAAAGCCTACGGGAAATAAAACGACATCCCCCGCCTTATAGACAGAGGTTTCATTAAAAAGCCCTAGTGAAGAGCTCAACCCTGGGCCAAAATCTTGAACCACCTCAAATAACTTATCGTTATAAGAGACTATATCCGAAAAAGGAGAACCTTCTCTTTTGTAATAATCTCTCGAAGAATCCCAAAGTTCGTACACAGGCTTAATGTAAGGCTGCTCAAGAGAATTATCTAGATAAGCAGAAAACAATTTTTGATCAACTTCGCAATTATTAAGGCTTGAGCCGGGGGAATATACCAAAGACGGGTCAAAACTAAAAACTCCCGGCGGATAACCCCCGTTTTTATAAATTTGATTATTCTTTTCTCTAGAATACGAAAAACTTTCTATAATCTCTTCTGAAAAAATTCCAGACAAATACTGATCAGTGTGATTATCAAAAAGGTGGCCGCTTACTCCGATAACAGAAGGAGCATCTAAAACATTCGTTAAATATTTATAAGAGCTAATTGCGACAGGTAAACCATCTTGATCTTCAAACTTCCAATCAAAAACTAAAGAGTCTCCTCTCTCCCTAAAAGATAAGTCTCTAATTTTTATCGAAGAAGTTATACTTTTTAAATCTGAATACTGAGAGTATCTAAGGGCAAGCGAGCTATTTCCCCAGCTATCCTCACTTAAATTATAAATAGCCCCAGAACCGTAAGCGTCAAAAGGCTGAAAATCGTAATAATAAGAATAACCAAACAGCTGGTCTACCTCAAAAAAATCCAAGTCAGTATCCTCTTGAGAAGTTATATAAGGAACCTTCTCCCCAAGATCCTGCCAAAAATCAGAATTCCCAGGTTTCAAATTATCAGAACTAACATGATCCTGTATAGATTTATATACGTGACCATCCTCAAATACAACAAACCTATCCCCGCTAGCAATATACTCGTTTTTTAAAAAAACGTAATCAGAGGCCCCATTAATTGAAGCGTAATATTCCTGATTTAGCTCTATACTTGAAGAATCAAACAAAGCTTCGCCCTCTGGAATAGCGATAAACCTTATTCGGGTAGACTCAAAATCTGTATCTAAAGATGAAAATGCAAACGAGCATTTTGACCCATGCAAAGACTGGGAAGCGGTTAAGTTTGGCTCGTAGTTTACGCCCGTCAACATACCAGTGCAAGAATTCCCAAAAACATCAAAACCAACAATTTCAAAAGATACAGTCCTACTCAGGTTAAGCTCAGACTCTTCAAAAACTTCTCTACTTAAGTGAAGATTAAAATCTCTATAATAATTCAGTTTATCAGAAACTTCGTCGGTAGAAAGGTTGTTGCGTAAAGCGGCAGACGAGTCAAGGATCGAATCTTCAATAATTAAAGAGTCGGCGCCATTCTTAATTTTCACTTTAAAATGATCAAAAAACTTATCAGAAAGCAACTCGGAGCTTACAGGCGCCCCCTCAAGAGGGTGACCAGCGGGCGGAAGAAGATCCCAAGATAGCTTTATATCCCTTCCGATATATTCTGAATTTACTATCATTTTATCGCCAGGGTATTCAGGCGTATGTATAATTGTTTTTCCTACCTCTGAAATTTGACTAATTCCATCTATTTTTAGATTAGAAAAAGTAAAAGTACCATCAAACTCCGGAGGGCTAATATTTACAGTATCCTCTAAAAATGAAGATCTTATCCCTATATCACTTACAGCAAAAACTCTTACTTTGAAGACTCCATAATTACCCTTCAAGGAAATAACCTCCTGAACGGTATCACCTATATTACTAACAATGTCATTACCTCTACCCAATTCATACTGGAAAGAATAGTTATCTGAAGTCCCAACAACCTCGTACTTAGCACTTAAATCTAAAACCTTAAATTCGACGCCTAATGAAGTGGAAACCATAACTATTATACAGTTAAATCTGTTAAAATCAAACCTTCAGGAGGCTCAGGTACAGACATATCTGCTTGAGGGGGTATTGGCAATGAAGGTTTTCTGACTATACCCTTTTTATCTATGGCCGCAAACTTCGAAGGGTTATATTCTAAAGCTGATACCTTATACTTATTATAAGGCTCTTCATTAATAGACATTACCCGATACAACGCGGACTCATAAATCCTCTGGTTAATTGATCTGGCGTTTTCGAAAAAACTAATATATCCATAATTCTGCAAAGAAAAATTCTGCGTGTCCATTATTTGCTTTAATTGCGAAGAACCAATAAGCTCAACAATGTCTTCAGATATCCTAATAGTGTGCCAGGATTGAGCAATAATGCTTTGGTGAAAAGCCCCACTTATATTATCCTCAACACTATCGAAATTAACCGTAAAGTTTTGACTAAGATCCGCGTCATGAGAATTTAAAATCTTTACATGAACAGACTCCTCTCCCTGAATGGAACTTTCCGAACCAGAAGGAATAAACTCCAAAACCCCCACTCTTTTGAAATTTGAATTATCCAAGAAATTTTCAACAGATGCGGCAGTAGGAGTGGTGCTGGAATTAGATATTGAGTCTCTATAAGAATCATCCCAGCCTTTAGCAAAATCATCCCTAAATGCTAAAACATAATATTCAGCACCCTGAACAGGAACAGAAATAACCTCAAGATCAATATCGCCAATCCTGTAGTCGTCCGAAACTTCCAGAACTCCACCACTCTGCATATTATCAAATAAAAATATACAATAAATCTTTCCTTTTTCTGAAATTATAGGAGAAATCCAAGTTCCGTCTTCCGAACCTCTCTCTCCATCAGAAACAAGCCAGAATTCAACACCATCATTATAGTAAACATCACTCAACCAAATCCAACCCAACTCAAGACTCCAAACCCAACCGCTGAACAGTTCATTATCGAAAAAATTATCTATAGATATCCACCTGGCGTAATGAGAGGACAAAAGGATCCAAGATCTAGAGTGAATATAAATTCTACCAAATCTGGAAGATTGAGCCCAACCAAAACCTGAATCGTGCGTAACCCCAAGCTTGTTTAATTCCGCATCAGTAAAACCTATTCCGTCTACCCCCAAATCAACACTCCTTCTTTCAGAGTCAAAAAGCCCAGCAATAGAATAAGCTGAACCTGGGTCTATTTGCTCTATTGCGCTTAAAGTAAGGGGGGAAATCCCTTCGATATTTTCGGGAGAAACGAAATGCTTTCCTCCTCGATTAGACAAAGAGTCGAAACCTTGATCTACAATATTCACAACCGCCCCTCCATCTTCAAGAGACAAAGTAAAACTATGTCGGTTTACATCTTTAACAAAATAAGCTTTTTGGAATTTTCTATCGACAGATAGCCCCCCAGGAAGAACCCCAGAGGAAGAAAACCGAACCCTATCCCCGCTCTTTAAGTTATGGTTAAATAACTTAACCTGATTTAAGGTTATATCAAACTCAACCTGAAGCTTCAACATTAAATCCGTAAGATAAGTAGACTGCCCATCGGGACCAAAATCCTCTGGGTCGCTAGAAACATTAATAAATGCTGAAAACTTAAAGTACTGAGGAGTCTGCAGGGAATCAATTTCCTGATCTTGATCTTGTTGAGAAGATTCGCTTTTACTTCTTTTTTCTATCAAATCAAGATCAGTATTAATTGCTCCAGAAGCTATTGTAACCTCAATCCTGGACAAGGAAGGCTCTGACTCTATTCTTTTATCAACAAAGATGAGGTGCTTAATAATCTCTTTGCCAGCAGCGGTTGTTCTTTTTTTTCTTTTTAAAGAAAGAACCCTTCCGCTTTTATTTTTACCTGCTCGCATTTCGTCAGACACCTCAATAATAGAACCAGGAGCCAAGTATGCCGCCTCTTGACCGCACTCAAAAGACACCCCCTCAGTCTCTAACTGGGAGGTCATTAGCACCCACCTAGCAAACCTCCTTGCTTGACTCTGAGACGTAACTCCCATCGACATAATCTCGTGTTCTAAATAACCAGAAGACTGGGAAGCTTCAGCGTCTTCTTCAAACACAATATCCGGTTTAAAATTTTTTTCTGAATTATTATACCTGATCAAGACAGCGGTTATTCTTTTATTTTTGTAAACGCCAGAATACGTAAAACCATCTGGAGAAACATTTGAATTATTAAAAAGCATAGAAGGCTTCTTGAAGCAATCAATCACAGACGTGACCTTCCCATCTTGATAGGAAGTTATACCTCTAAACACAGAAGCTATAGAGTTTAGAATCTTTAACGAGTCAGCTCTTTCGGTAAAGTAAAAGTTTGAAGAAAACCTAGGCTCAACGACAGCATGATTTTTCTGAACAACGCAGGCTCCAATAGTATTTTTTATAATTCCTACCCCCGGCATATTATGCTCAAAGGTTGCTGAGTTACTTTCAAAACTAGGACCTGTAACAGTCAACTTTCGTTTCTTCCAGTCGCTAGAATGAATAACTCTTTCCTCGATCACAATTTCCCCCTCCCTAAAAGCGGACCTTTCTTGAGCTAACCTCCTTTGCGAAAGGGTTAACCCGCCTAACGAAAAAGAGTGTTGATGTATAAAAAACGCAATCTTTTTACCCCTAAAAGAATCTCCGTCCCCGAATTCATCTATCCACTCATCATCGGTAAGCGTAACGTTTTCTCTGTCTTGATCAAAGGAGCTCCCCGAAATATCTAAATCAAAAACGCCCAAATCATATTCATTTCCATCAAACACAATCTCATTATAAGTGCTAAACAGGCGAGGCACGCCATGTTTGTTTTCTATAGGAAAATCAGTCTCAACCAACTCATCGCAATATTTAGCGATCCTATAAAGCTGCCATTTGTCTATATTTTTTTCCTCCAAGCCGTATTTCCCTAGGCCGTACCTGCAATTATTCAACATATCAAAGTATACCCAAGCGGGATTATCTGTCCACACTTTATCTTTATCGCTTATGCTATATATAGATTCAGAGGATGATTTTTGACCCTTGAACAAGCCGTTCCACGGACCTATGTATTTTTTCGAAAACTCATCAAAATTAGAAGGGACCAGTACCCTTTTTAATTTCACGTGGAAAGTTCTAGCAGGAACTTTCGAGAAGTTCTTGGAATCGATACAAAAAGATATCAATGAGGAATTAGGGTATAAAAGTTTTTCGTTAATTACTTCGACGATATGCGCAACCGACAATGCTCTCTCCCTCCTCATTCCACCAACAGTTCCCCCGCTAACAGAAGGGTCCAACTCAGAACTGAGTTTTATAAAGTTTAGACTAGATACATTTTCCCCTAAGTCTATCTTAAGATCTACCTGGTAAGCTGATGTAGCAAGACCGTTAATCACGAACATCCCATCATTTTCCCCTGTTTTCTCGAGCCAATAAAAAGACCCACTGCCATTACTCAGGGTATTTCCTGAAAAGTCAAAACCCGAAGTAGGATCTTTTTTTAAATCGACCAAATTATACTTTTCATTATCAATTACAACCTCAATAGCAAACCTTACGTTCCAACCAGAGACTTCGCCACTCTGTTTATTGGTTTGAGAACCTTGAAATTTAAACGCGGCGATTACCGAAGATACGGAACTATTAGAGACTGAATGAGCGAACGCCTTAGCCCCTTGTTTCATAGCTCTTTTCGTTGTTCCCCAGAAATCTGCACTTCCCGGAGAAGTTGACGGGCCATAAGGGCTTGAGCCAAACATGACATTTTGATAATCAATTAAATATCTTACATCTGGACTCAAAAGCTTAGTCTCGCCATCTTCACCCAATTTTATTACAGGAACATCTTCTGTATCTTCATTTAAAATATAGTTTAGAGAATTATCCCCTTCCCCGCTAGATTTTGGAGTATTCTTTACTTGAACATTATTTAAAAAAATACCCTCTCTAAGATCTGAAGTGCTAAGGAGCGCTCCATTAGAGTTGGTTAATCCTAAAATTGGCCCTTCAGAGATAAGGTCAACATACCTCAACTTAACATAAGACTCTAAATGGCCGTTTTTAGAGTTGGTATATTTAAAAGTCTCCTGGTAGTGAGAAATTTCGGTAGAGCCAATAATCAACCTTCCGTAACCCAAAGGAACAGCGATTCCCTGGGCTCGCCTATTAGAGCTTCCAGAAAGAAGAAAAGACTTTGTAGATACTGGGTCTTTCCTATCGTCCTTAGGTTCAGGAGGCTTTGTTATTATAGCTATAGCTATTTGAACAGCCGTCATAACTATCATAACCTTAGTCATAACAGCTGCAGCTTTCCAGGCTGCTACAACGGCTGTTATAACTCCGGAACCAGCAACAACTGGAAGAACGTGAATTTCTTTAGAGTTAACAATTAAGTTAAAATTACTATCTCCTATAGAGTTATCAATTAAATCTCTTTCATTCTTTATGCTCGAAGGGTGCCTACAAACTATAGCGTAGTGAACCTCCCTCAATTGTTGATCAATGATATAATCAAAAAAACCTTCACAATTTGAGTCTATAGCTCGAAAAGCCTCCAGCGCACTATCGACGTTAAGGTCGAATTTTCGACCAAATTTCTCACCTAATTTTCCGTATAAAAAAACACTCTTCACCTTAAACCTTAATATACCTATACACTTATATTCCCGTATAAGAAAAACTCTTTATCCATTAAGCTATATATCAAGAAAGGTAAGCACAGTTCGTCAGAAATTTTCATATCAAAAGGAGTGGGCCTACAACTGGTTCTCGGGTGAGAGTGAAATATGCATACTGTATTATATTCAATTATAAGGCGATTATCTATTATAAAAAAATCAAACTTATTGTCACTCAAATTCTTTGCGGGTAAAAAATAAAACTGATCTTCAATTTTATGAATAATACCGCAAGACTCCTCAAGAGGATTAGACAATGCATACGCTTCTATTTCTTTTAATATTTTTTCATTAAAATCAACCCTGGACATTATACTTTTCTGTACCAGGAAAACCTCCAAATCTCAAACCTTCATAAGTTTGATCAGCCCTATTGTAAGGAATAAGGTCTAGCTTAGATCTACCAAACCTCTTCGAGCAAGATTCCAGCGTTTTAGAGCATTCATCTTTCAACCAGTACCTAGAGTCTAGATAAGGGTGATGCATAGACACATCCTTATGCTGTTTGTTACAAACAAAAACTTGAGGAACCCTTTTTTGGGGGTTTTTGTAAACTTTGCCTTCAATCATTACAACATCTCCGACTTCATATTCAGATTTATTTCGATCCCATTCAGCAATACTAGAATTCTTATCGGGATCTATATCGTTGTACAATACCCTCCCCTCTTGAGTCTCAATAGGTAAGCCCTTATAACCGCATCCAATAGAGCAACGATAGGTCCAGTTACAATAATCAGCCATCACGATCCTTGCAGGAACCCAAGACCCTTCAAATTCTAAAGCCGAGACAAGCTCAAATTGGATAACTTGTTTGTTTTCTGAAACTTTTTTATTTATAAAGTAAACATCGTCCAAGAGGTGGGAATTTGGATCCGCCGCGCCAAAAGGATTCTTCCCTTTTTCGTTTAAATTTTTATTTTGAAAGTTTTCATCATCAAGAAATCTTGCATAAGTCCTCTTTCTTGTGACTTGGCAATTTGAGAAATCTTGATTAGAGTGAGAGATTTTAGAAAATATACCTTCTGGATTAGCCATTGAAAGCATAGGCCTTGGAAGCTTACCGTCAGAGGAAGAATCAAAACCTTCCATCTTAATAGGTAAAGGTTGATACGATACACCTTGCCATATTACAGGATTAGAGTTGTTAATCATTGGGCAAAATCTATACTTAGCCTCAGCTCCGAAGTTGACCCCGTACAAGTCACTTAAATTCTCAAAATCTACCTGAAGATTAGAAAAATCTATCTCAAAAAAAGATATAAGAGAGTCAGGAATTAAAGATGTTAATTGCTTATTTAAATTCGATTGGGACTTACTCATAAATTTTTAATATATACACTTAATGAAGCTTCTTGAGGGCTAAATTGCTCACTGCTTTCTATAATAATCTTTGAACTATAATACGTATCTTCATTGGAAATTTCAATAGGCCCGGAAGATTCAGGCAAAGTTCTCGACTGAGAGGGACCATGATCGTTCCAGTGAATCTTACCAAATAAAGATTTACTAGTTTTATCTTTAAACTCTGGAGACCCTTCGATTATTTTAATCGCCTGCCCAACAGTAGTATTTCCATCAAAAGTCCAACCCCAATGATCATTCGTTTCTACATAGCTAGGAACCCTGTCCAACATTTTTTGAAACAAAGTACTAAGTGTATCGCTAGTATGAATCTTTAATTTGAATTCGCGAGAAAAAGAAAGTTTTTGACTCAAAAAACTTAAATAAGAGGCAGATAGATCTGAATATTTATTAACGTATGATTCGTAAATATCATCGCCGACCAACTTATAATATATTTGCTCGCCATCTTCGTTCACTAGGTAATTTTTTTCCTGCGAGAAACCTTCCCCATCAAAGACTATATCAATAAAACCAGAAGATCCTCCGGGAATTTCTGCTTGAGAATTGTTTTCAAAAAACTGCTCAGCAATAAAATATTCACAAAGGTAACGTTCGCCATCCTCATCTAAAACATCCCTTATTTTTCCTGTGTTATCCTGAAAAAAAGATTGCTGGCGACCATTTACTAACTTAGGAGTCCACTCGCTTTTTACTGTCCCGCTACCCTCCATTAATATAAAAAATTGCCCACCGTCTAAACCATCCTTAAATTTCTTATCAAGTTTAATTTTTGCCCCATCAAGATTAAAAGGTAAATTCTTATCACTCGGCAAGACGTAAATAAAAGACTCTGCAGAGGTGGACTCGGGAATAAAAGGGGGCACCAAGGAGTTAGAGCCAAGAATTTCAAAATGATCATCATTGCAAATAATTGAATGTAAAGTAACAGGTCCATCACCTATATTCTCCAACTTTAACCTATTCCTTATTCTTTGTTTATTATAACCTCCAGAAGAAAATTTATCCGAGAAAACCAGTGGAGACGAAAAACTTAACTCTCCGGGAGTATACAAAGGTGGAGAAGTATAACTGGATAAATTCGAAGAGGTTAAATTAAAAGGGAACTGCTCAAAAACAGCAGAAATGCTATGATTATTCTTAAAATTATAAACATGACTCCACTCCGAACATATAAAATTTTGAGGAGTCTCGTATGGAGCAGGAGGAGAGAATAAGAACGGAATAGATCCGTAATGACTCTCTAAAAAATGAAGAATGGCCCAAGCCTCCTCGTCACCCCTATTATTAAAACTCAAGTTCAGCGTAAGTAAATTATCATTAATACCATCTTTATACATCTGAATATAAGAGTTATCAACAGAGATTTCCTGGAGAGAAACTGAATGGTTTACCTCAAGACCCAAAGAAGGCTTCCAAAAGAAATCTCTAGTCCAAAATTCTTTATTTATTTGTTCGTAATAACCAAACTCACGAGAATATTCGCTCGTTTCACGAACCGGACTTCTTCCATTAACAGAAGAAGACTCATTCCAGTAATAATAATACTCATGATCTCCAGTAGAAAAAATTACATCATTAAGTTGATAATTTATATTTTCATTATAACTGCCAGGAGGCTTTACATACATACTTTCAGACTTATTAAGTATTGAAGTATTAAAATTTCTAAAAGATAAAGAAATATCATTACTGTTTTCGAAATTCAAAGAATGGGAAAATTCATTACAGTAAAAATCTTTAGACTGATTAGATATTGAATCGTACGGATGGAAGGTTGAATCCCCGCCCCACCTAAATCCAGACACTCCCTGAGAATATTTTAAGTTTACTGAATTTTCGTGTTTTTCATGCTGCCCCTGATGATTTTCTAAAAAATGAATAATTGCATTAGCTTCTCTGTTAGTCCTATTCTTAAAACTTAAATTAAAATTGCAACTTAGAGAATTAATAGACTTCGGCTGCGTTATATAATAACCATTACCAAATTCATATTTAAAATTATCGCATTTAAAATTAGCAGAAGAGCCGTAATCGCAGTCAAAAAAGAACAAATCCTTTGCCCATTTATCAGGGCTACTGCCAGGAGTAAAGTTTATCAAGGATAACTTTATAGGGTTAGAGGATTTCTCCTCGAAAGACACTATAGAGTCATTATCTGTTAACCCTTGAATTTGTATTTTTGAAACCTTTCCGTCTCCCAGTCTGTCAGGAACAGGAAAAGAAGGCTTAGATTGAGTAATAGTAACTCCATTGACATTATTATTTACTCCAGCAAGATCCCTTTTTATGCCGTACCATTTTTCGTTAGAAAAATTATAAATAAACATAGAGTTATCTTGATCGCCTTTGCTCAGATATAACCAACCTTCAGGCCCAAGCTCATTAGTAAATTGAGGAACCAAGTAAAGAAAACTGTTTGATTCGAGATCACTTCCTCCGATAAGTTCTTCACTAGCATAGATCCAATGCCCCGCAGGTAAGGCCCCCTCAGGAGTATTTCTTGAAAAAAACGTCTCTCTAAAAAACCACAACTTTCTCTCTGGGGGAGATAAGCTTAAGCCCTGCGGCAAAGGTGAAAGGTACAACCAACCAAGAGCGCTAGTTCTTATCCAGTTAGTTTCTTGAGAGCGCCAGAATGAAGTTAAATTTAATTCATTATCTCCACCTCTTCCAGGAAACAAGAACCAGCTTGATCTATACCAACCAAACCCAACAGTAGAAACATCAAGGGTTTGAAGAATAATGTCGCTATCGGGAATATTCTCAACGTTAGCTTCAACGTCTTTAATTAAAAAACTTCCATCATTACCATTAACAGAACCCTCTATTTTTAAAGTCTGACCCACTTGAAGTTCACTGCCGAGAGCTTCAGCTTCAGCAAGTTCATCTATTATATAATAAGATGGCTTGCCGTCAATTAACGGTCCGTCAGGATCAAGAGAAAATCGGTGAGAGCTCTCGAGAACCAGTCCCGCTCCGTCGGTAATATCCTCCTTTGCATAATAAAAAGAACTATCTCCAGTATTGTAAACAAAATCGAACTTTTTATAACTAGCTCCTTGTTCAAAATTACCACTATAATTCGAAATATGCCCAGCGAAAGAAGGAGGCTTAAATCCTGGATCAATATTCTCTAGTAACTGATCTATATAAAATGGAGATCCTGGGTATTTCATAATTAGCTGACTACTTCTCTGATTGATATGGAACCCATTGAGTGTTGACCCTCAGAAATGGATAAAGACTGATCAACAATTCTGCCGGAGCAATCAAACTTAGCTATCTGAGTATCCTGCAAAGAGTACAAAAAAGCAGAAGCATCAACCATTAGATCGCTATTTACGCCAGCAAGCCTTTGTTGAACTCCGTAAGAATTTAAAAAAGGAACAATTTCGTTAGAAGTTATATTCATTTTTTTTTCTATTCCTTCAACAGAAACCCTGCAAGGAAGAACTCCCGAAGCGTTAGTATTTACAGAGGTGTTTTCAGATTCTCTAACTCGATAATGCGTTTTTCTTTCCACCTTTATACTATAACTTAACTCGCTAATTTCAAATCTGCCCCCAACAACATCCTCCGCAATTGACGAACCAATTTTTAAATCCCCAAAAGATTTCAATCCGTGAGCAAAATCAACCTCGCTCTTATTAAAGGTGTCGGCAACACCCTTATTAGTTATAGTTCCGTAAATAGCGTAAGACGCTGAAGCCTGAATAACGCCAAAAGGAACAAGCTTGAAGCTCAAAGATGTTAAAAAAGCGTTGTCAAACGAGTACCTCCCAACTTTATTTCCGTTAACAGGAAGCTCTGACATTCCACTCTTTATATCGAAGATCCTATTTATGTTATTAGGGGAGCCGTCTTTTGAAAAAGTTTCTGCAGATATATAGAAACCTATATCCAAAGTTCCAGTTAGCGGCTGAATAGGAGAAAAGCCAACAAATTCAACTCCCGCTCCAGACAATCCCCTTTTATAATTTCCGTAAACTTTTTCAACAGCAAGAGATGGGCTCATAGACAAATTAGCAGAGTTGACCATTAAATCTTTATTACCTAAAGATATTTTACCGCTTTCAAATCTTAAAAAAGGGTCACTCATAATTTAAATACCTGTAAGTGTCATAACCTTTATATGTCAAAGATATAGACATCTCCCCCTCAACAGAAGAAGAAATAGATTCTCCCACGAGCCTTACGTTTCTTCCAAAAAAAGAATCAATTTCCAACCCTGTCTTAGAATCACTTATGATTATACTTACGTTACTCTTTGGGGCGGACTGAATTCTATCTTTTATTTCTCTTATTTCGTAATTATTTACTATAATAGTAACATTAATGTCTGTTTCTATTGGGTACTGAGTGTCAACTTGAACAGGTTCTAGATTTTTCACTGAAGCCTTTTTCCCCAAAGCCCAATCCTCTGAAGTTCCTTTTGGGATCGCGTATATAGGTTGAAGATTTATTGCTCGACTAAAACTAAAATCACTAACAGCGTCTATATTAAAATCATCAATAATTATTGATATAGTTGATTGGTCTGGAAAGCTGATTGGTGGATGACTACTTCTTATAAGTTTATTGACATCGTAAGTAGCTAGCTCAAAAGCGTCTTTTCCCAGAGTCAAAATATCCGAGGCGGGGAGCAGAAGGTTATCCTGAACAGTTGCAGAAGGAGCTAGGCTTGGAGATAGTTGTCTTAAATTTATATCCTCTAAGCTTAACTCTTCAAGTATTAATTTGGAAGTAGAATCAACAGATAACCCCGACATTCCGAGCCACCTTGAGCCAGAATGGTCATAAAGAATAGATTTATACTCGCCCAAAGAATCTCTAAAAAATTCAACCCAAGTATTCTGCATAATATTTTGTTCTGGAGAGAATAAATAAGCTACACCCCTCGAATTTAATAATTCCTGATCGGACCACATCCAAACCGGCGACTGAAAAGCCCCTCCACTCCCTTGCAATTCAAGAAAAACAGAAAACCACATTTGCTTGCTCGAGGAAAAATTAGACTCAGAAGTTTGAACGTAAACCCAGCCAAGAAAATTATTAAAGACCCAATAAGAACTTAAGGTATGATCGAAAACCCCGTTCACTTCCGGGCAATATGTAAGGCTATAGTTTAAAGACAAAGAGGTATTCTTCTTGGAAATAAAAAACCAATCGGAATAATACCACCCCGAGGAATAAGTGCGCAACCCTAAAGCCTCAACAAATCCGTACTGGATAAATTTAGAGTCCTCGGCTAGACCATTATAAGCCTGATCAGATACACTAAGAGTTTTATTTTTCCAAGACTCAAGCAGATTTACGTTTTGATCAATAAATTCTTCGCTAGAGCTCGTTAGGTAAACGTAATCCCCATCAAAACCTTCATTATAATTTTTTTTCAAAACAAACAACGAGCTATTCCCAGCCATCACCCCTTTTCCCAGTTCTCCATATACAGTTAAACTCGTCTCTATGGAGGGTATATCTCCCACAGAGCAAGATATCGAATACTGATTAACCCGAGCCTTAGTAAAACCGAAACCTTTCGAGTTATTATCGTATAAAATAACTCCACTGATTTCTTGTTCGTCAAATTTATAATTACCCAAAGAGTCCCGCTGAAGCAATGGGTCAGAACTTACCATTTCCCTCGATACCGAAAAGTTACCCTCTAGAGGCTTGTCAACTAGGGCATCAATAAAACCAACCCCTGCAACCTTAATTGGCTTTTCGGATATCCCATAATTAGCCTCCACACTCTGAACTCCCGATAAGGCAAAACCGTCAAGAATGACAACTTGTTCGTAATTCGAGTAGCTCATCAATCAAAAAGCAACCCTCCTGGACGCTGCTCCTGGACAATGACAGCTACAACTTGAGTTTTTATTTTGTCCGCAAACTCTTGAGCTCCGTCAGGCCCTCCATCCTCCGAATTTGGTTTTGCATCTTCAACCTGAGTTGCGTCTTCACCTGTGCCCTTTTTAATGTTGACCGATATGGAAATATTATTAGTGTTCCCTCCTGAAGATGTTGACTCAGCAACCGAGTTTATAGGGGAAACCTCTCCTCCGAATTGAAATTTTCCTGCATTTATTTGATCAAGCATTGGCTTACCAAGTTGACGAGCACTACTAGCCTTGATTACATACTCTCCTTCGCTTAACATCGCAGGAATTTGATCGATTCCAGATTTTCCTGCGATGTGTCCACCACTGGCATACTTACGAATTGGGCCTCCGTTGTATAATCGACCTAACTGGCTACTATAATTATAATCACCAAATTGAGAAAAATCTCCTACAGGGCTAGACTTAACGCCCGAAAAATCAAATGAGCTTTCAGGCATTCTTGATATAGTGTCCCTTCCTAGCCCCATTTTTGGCCCACTGCTGCCGCTAAATATTTTTCCAAGTGCAAATTGAGCGGCAACGCCAATAGCCATATTCATCAACTGCTTTCTTTTTGCTTTTTTAGCCTCCCTTCTTGCTTTTTCCATTTGACGAATATGATCTTCCTCTGAAAGTATTGATTGCATTGCACCTGTATCCTCGGTAAGTCCCACATTATCAGACTGAGCGTAAAAAGCGCTGCTCATCGCTCTTTTTTGGTACAACCTACCAGAGTCAAAACCTCGCCCTCCTCCAAAATTTTGGGCAAGCGCAGACCCTTGTTCTACAGGCGCCCCCATAGAACCCTCTTCTCTTTTTATTTTCCCCTTCGATAGTAAATTATTCTCCACAGCAGTTCTCAGAGAATCTTGACGTTTCTTTTTTCCTTCTAAAATTTTTGAAGATATACCGCCACCAATTAATCCAGCACTAAAAACTTCCCCGCCGCTAGCGAATTCAGGAGCGCGCCCTCCAGCGTTCAATCCATGCATAAATGATCCGCCGTATTTATTTACAGCCTCTCGACTCATTAAATATTCTCCATCCGAAACCCTTGCGGGAACATTTCCGCCTTTTGAGTAATTGCGGACATTACCTCCTTGAGAAAACCCCATGGACCCCATTGCTTGCATGACCATTTTTTGCATCATGGCTTTTTGAATCATACCAAGAAACCCAATCGCGGCATCCATTAAACCTTCTTTTATGCTTTTTGTGCCATTAATTGCGTCAACCATTGCGTTGGAAAGCCCATCAGCGAAAGCTTGCGGAATTCTTTGGCCAAGCTCGTAGTCCATCGTTTCAACTTGTTCTGCCATGCTTTTCATGCCGCCCGCCAACCCTCTACCAAATGCTCCAGATCCAGTTTCGTGTTTTCTTTTGATTTCGAGTCTTTCTTTCTCTTTATCTAAGAGCGCTTGCTCGCTTGATATTTGTTTATTTGTCTCTTTGGTTATGTTTTTTATTTTTTGTTCGATTTCTTCTAGTTTCTTTTTTCTTTCGGCCTCAAGTTTCTCCAGCGTATTCAGTGTTTCTAGGTCTTGGTCAGAAATTAACAAAGGCTCACTATAATCTTCTGCATCTTTTTTGTTTTGTCTTAAATTTTTGAGTTTATCCTGGTCAACCACTTGATTAGTTTTTTCTTTTTCTATATTTAGCTCTCTTATAGATCTTTCTTTATTTTCTTCGAGGGTTGTGATTTTAGATTCTAATCTAAATCCTTTCTCGGACATTGCAAAATCTTCCCTTTCCCTACCAGTTTGGTATCCTGGACCTACAGCATTTAACCTTTTTGCTGCGGCAACTTGTTCGGTAAACCCTCGGATTTTCTGGGAAGACCGAAGGCCTTCTGAAGACATGCGGTTTTTTCTTTCTAAATCTTTTATAATTTCAGCCCGACCTGCGAGTATACCATTAATCTCTCGCTCTCTATCTGCTTGGCTTGTAGAAACACCCTTCTGCCGTTCCGCCAGAGACAGTATGTTTTCCATTTTAGTTATTTCTAAAGATAATAATTCATTAATAGCCTTTCTTATTGTTGAATTTTCACCCGCTTCGCTGGCGATACTCTCTAAAGTAGACTTTAGTTCTTTTCCAGTTAACGAACCGACCCTCTCACTAATATCTTGAAAAGAGGACGTATCATTCATTCGAAGAGCTTTCTTTAATTCCCCCTGCAAAGGGTCGTTGACCTTTAATTGAGCTAATATACCTGTTCTTAATTGATTATCGGCAGAAGCTGCCGCATTAGAGTATGCTTCTTCGGCTTTATTTATTGCTTGAAGGTATTTGCTTTGGGCTTTTTGCTGATCGGTCATCAAGCTACCCATTAATTTTTCTTCAAACTTTAAGTTGTCAGAAATTTTCGAATAGTTTTCTTTTATCTCAAGCTGTTTTACGGCTGCGGCTTGTTGGGCGGCGATTTGAGCTTTTTGAAGATTAAGTTGTGTAATAACTCCTCGAGCTTGTCCGTTTTTTGAATTATTATATTCTTCTTCTAAGACTCCTTGTTCTCTTAATTTTTTGTTTATTTGAGATAATTCAGCCTTGCGCTCTTTACCAGAAATATCTTTAGCAGATTCGCCTTTCAATAATTTGCGGTATTCATCTTTTTGAAATAGAATGTCCTGTCCACCCTCTTCAAATTTAAATTTAAATTTATCAGCCTTTTCATTATCTAAAAAATAATCGACGGCCTGACCTCGGGCCTGTCTTCTCCCGGAGCCCTTGCTTAATAAACTTTGCCTTAAAGATTGAATGTTAGTGTACCCCATTGTATTCAAAAAACCTGAAACTCCCCGAATATCATCGTCATCAATATTGGAAAGATTGTAGTTTGGATCAGTTCTCTCTCCAGATGCATAGTCTGCCAAGTTGTAAGTTTTTTGCATTTTTGCAAATGTTTTACGATACGTTTTTTCTTTTCGGGCTCTATCTTCTTCAGATATATTTTTAAACTGAGGCAACTCTTTTGCCCAATTTGGTCCAAACAACTCATCCAAATTTATAGCTTGTTCTTCCTGAGACCCCATTTGATACAAAGTTTGACCCACGGTCATTTTTGGATCAAAACCTGCCTTGATTGCAGAGGTTAATCCTGCAGATTGAATATCTTTAGTTAATTCTTCTCCTTGAATAATTTTAGAAAAAGTTTGGGACGCAGATTGATATTGCGTTGCAAGCCTACGACCTTCTTTCTCTTTCAGAGCTTTTGTATTTTGCTCCATTGCATCATTCCAACCGTCAAATGCGCCGTACAAGGCTCCTGCGGCAACAACAAAAGGTGCAGCTGGACCCAAAAATGGAGCGACCATACTGGCCATCATTGCTCCTGTAGCTGCGCCCTGCAAGGCCCCTCCCGCTTGATAAGCCGTTCCTCCTTTTTCAGCTCCGCCTGACTGTAGGTAGCCAGAAGCCATAGATGTACCCATCATCATCATCATGCCGGACCCCGCAAATCTTTGACGCGTAGCTGCTCCCCTAGCAGTGGAGTTAGATATTGCAGCTAATTTTCTTTCAGCAGCAGCTCTAGTTTTCACCGCTGCATCAAGATCTCGGCTTGTTGCGGTTAATCTTTGTTGAGCACGATTGTAGGCAGATGTTCCCTGCTTCTGTCGACTTAATGCTTGTGTTTGTTGTTCTTTTGTTTTGGTTAATTTTTTTTCTGTTGCCGAGGCCTCTTTAATTGTTTTCGCATATTCTTCGCGAGATTGAAGTAAAGAATCTCTCTTAGCATCGTCCATTCTGAAACCACTCAGAAAGTCTCCAACAGCATAATTCGGCACAAATCCATTCGCACCAAACACATCACGCAAACCATTTGGCTCATCGTGTGTATTGGTTACGCCGAGGCCGAGGGGGTTTCCTTTGCCCATGAGTGCACCGTGTGAGCCCACGCGAATTTGTGAAACTGGAACACCAGCTGCTTTTTCCCTACCTATCGCATCAGATAATGGGTCAGCAAAGTTAGGAATATAGCCTTTCGCCATAGCTAAGTTTGAGATTCCCTCTCCGATCGATTTTGAATGCATGCTTGCAAGACCATACGCTTGTAAGGCTCGGTTAGACACCCCTTGTTTGAGTAGCCACCTGCTTAATTTACGCTTATCTTTTTTCGGAAAACTGTCCCATGTAAGATGTTCATTCATCAAGCCGTTGAAGTAGGGATTAGATCTTACCAGTCTTGTCATTTGCCTACGATCTATATTGCCAAATTTGTTTTTTCCAACCAATCCACCCGCGAGAGCTAGCCGTGCTGCGGCAAAGTTGGGGATGTGGCCGTAAGCCTTCTTGAAATAACCAGAACCTCTCCTATCTAAGCCTGCGTATGCCGCTCTGCCTCCAGTTTTATCTTTATAATCTTTATCTTTATATTCCCATGCTGCTCTGCCCCCTGCGAGAACTTGATAAAACTTTTTAGCAGCTCCTTGTTGTAAATTATTAGCCAAGTCAGCTTTTACTTCTGCTCCCATTTTTCCAGCCCCAGCGGGAGCTCCGAAATACGAAAACACCCTAGGATCATAAGGTAAATCTATAGCAGATGTATCAGTTCTAGCCTTATAATCCTTAAATAAATGAGACTTGAGAGAGGCTGCAATTGCGCTTTCAAATGTACTTCCCGCAGCGCCCTTAAAGGCGCCTTTATTAAATGTTTGCTCGATTTGCTTCTTATTGTAAGGCTTTAAATTTTTCTCTCCCCCAACAATTCCTTTGGCAATATCTAGGGCTTTATTTGCTGCAGCTCTAGTAATTGCCTCTTGTATTGCTGGTAAATCTGATTTACTTTTTTTGTCTTTATCGTTTTTATCTAGAGAATAATATGGAACATCTACTTGGTAATAACCTGTAGTTCGCTTTGAAGCCAAACCTGCACTGTTTAAAATTTTTGTCCCACCTTTAGGGTCTTTTCCTATAAAAAATTTAGATTCACTATCGCCAGAAGAGTCAGCTGTTAATAAAATTAAAGAAGAGTCTTTATTGAGATCTCCCAGTTTTTTAGAATTAAGATTTC